TTGGCATCGTTGCCGGATGATCCTATCTTGGCATCGTTGCCGGATGATCCTATCTGGGCATCGTCGCCGGATGATCCTATCTGGGCACCGTCGCCGGATGATCCTATCTGGGCATAGTTGCCGGATGATCCTATCTGGGCATCGTAGCCGGATGATCCTATCTTGGCACCGTAGCCGGATGATCCTATCTTGGCACCGTAGCCGGATGAATTATCCTTTATGCTCGTTTTTATTTTTTCAGGTGATGTGATCTCTTTTAGCCATTCGACTCCAAGATAGATCATGTCAGCCAATTTTAACTCTGCTTTTATTTTTATTTTCGAGGAGCAAATCTTTGTCCCTCTATCCTCCTTGGATATATTCCCGTCTTGCTCTACTTCGCAAAACCTAGAGTCTATCATAGTATAGTGATCAAAAACATCAAATGGGCTTTCGCAAGCGTGAAACCCTCTGTTACACACCTTGATCTCTCCATCCATCTCATATTCCTTGCCTATTTCATATTGAAAATCCCGGCATTTTAAATTTTTGTCAAATCCCTTGTAAGATTTTATAGCAGCCATTTTATTTATCGTTTATTAGTTCTACAATGTCTTTTCTTATTTTTATAAGCTCCTCTTTACTAAGCTCTTTTAACTCGTCTAGTATATAGTCTTTCCTTGAGCGGTTAAGTCTTGAAGGGGCTTGTACCACGTATATCACCCCGAAATCATTCCTCGTCTCCATAGCTTTTTACCGCCAATATCTTTATTATTACATATAATATGACACTGGCACCACCGAGTAAAAAGACCGCCCTTTTCAAGGGGTCCTCGAACCAATAGTTTAATGCCAGTATAGCCGCCACTACCAATATCGCCATGAACGCCATTCTTAAAGTGTTTATCACTTGTTTAACGACGGCCTTGGATATCTCCTTTATCCGTCCTGTAATGCCATGTTCCATATATATTGTTGTTTTTAAAATTCGGAAGAAAGGCCTCATATCCTCACGGACGGAGACCTGCGTTGCAAAAATTGTGACTTTGATTTTCTGATTGAATAAGCACCCCTAGGGGTGAAACGTGCTCCCTGCCGGGCTTGAACCGGCGACCTTCAGATATTTGACTTTTGTTTTGTCTTGGCGGAGGGGCTTGAACCCACGTGCAACCAACTACCCTTTCTACAAGGTATAAGCTTGAGGGGATACGCCAAGGTACATATTATATGTATATTCTGTTCTTGCAAATATTTATTATAGTGGTTTTAGATACGTTGAACATTTTAGCTATTTTGTTATGAGATAATCTTTTATTGTTTCTTATATCTCTTATTTTATTAGCAATTTCATTGTTTATCTTTCCAGTATATAAATTAGATTTGCTTCCTTTTCTAATTCTCAATAGACCAAGCCTTGATGCTTCTTTCGAGTTATGTGATAAAGTACACCATTCAAGATTGCTGTAGTGGTTGTTTAATTTATTTCCATCTATATGATTTAATATATTAAAGCTAACGTTGTATTTGTTAACAAAATACATGCCAACTAATCTATGAATAGGTATGGATTTATATTTTCCGTTATTACATAGATTTACGTAATAATATCCACCTCTGTTTATTCTTTTCTTTAATATCGTTTTTTTATTTCCTTTAAAAGATATAACCTCACCTTCGCAAGAAATAAAATAGTCTCTGTTGTAATCTTCTATTTCTTTTAATCTATTCATTTTTGCTTGTTATTTAATTAGTTCCAAAATGTCAAATATCTGTTGCTCTCGACCAACTGAGCTAAGGGAGCGTTTGCCGGGGAATCCCACCCCGGCACAGTTTAAGTAAAAACTAATATTCCTAATTGCCTGCCTCACGGCGGTATAAGGTCTTGGTAGCTTTATTACACATAAACATGTCAAACAGTGCTAATGGTTTCGTCCCGCCTCCGGTCTCGCTCCGGAACCTGCGAGTCTTTGGCTCTCTTGGCGGGAATAGTTGCGGTCTTGGCTAAATTGCCTATCTTTAGGCCGTTAAACAAAAAAACTATATGGAATTAAAAGATTTTATTAAGGAAACGTTACTACAGATCGCTAGTGGCGCAAGACTTGCGGATGATGAATATCGAAAACTTGGAAATGGTGGAGTAAATCCTGAAGGAAAATTTCATTTAGAGGGTATTCCACACATCCTATGCCCGGGAGTAAATGATAAACATGATATCTCTAAGCCTGTCGTATCCGTTCAATTCAAGTTGAATGTCCAGATTGAGGAAAAGGCCCAAATAGAAGGGAAGATCGGTGGCATATTAAACGTTATTTCCGCTTCTTTCGGAGGATCGAAGGAAGATACAAACAAATCCGTTCAAGAGATTTCTTTCTCCATTCCCGTAGCCTTGCCGTCACGCTCTTCGGCTTCGGGCAGATAAAATCGTAAATCCTTTGGGCCGAGTTGATAATGTCTTCCGATTTTGCCATGTTAAAAGGGTCTCGGATGTATTCTAAACAGTACATCCGAATCTCCTTATCTGTTTTTGGATAGTAGTCCATATTTTTTATATAATTGCCATTGAATGGATTAGAGACACCATGGATTATTTATTGAGCAAAGGAACTCCCTGATCTTCTCGGAGGCTATGGTAGCTTCTACCTTTGAGGGGAAGAGGTTACCCGCTTCCTTGAGCAGCTTGATACCTGTCTTGCCCGGCCCTCGATTGTTGAAAATGCCCGATACAGGCTCCGGAAGGAAATCTCCTTCCCTTAGATACCATAGGTCGGTGTTTTGGATGGAGGAGTTACCAGTCTTCCCTTTATCACCTGTCATTATCCAATCGTAAACGGCCTTATGATTTGGATAGGAACGGTTTACGCAATCGCAACGTATCATGTAATCCTCATGATTTCGATTCTCCTTTAGCCAATCGAAAAGTTCCTCCATTTTCCCTACCGGTTCTTGCCCGATGAGGGCTAGAATGTCTCTCTTGATCTTAATATCTTCCATGTCTTTCTTTTTTTTAGTTCGTTCCCGGAAGCCGATTCGATCAGCGGCTCTCGCCTCCAGTCCGGGATATATTTTCAGAGGATAGGGTTTACCAATGCTGGATCATAACACCCCAAGGAATATCCTCTATATAGTACATTAATATAAATATGTAGACTCCAACATCGGAACCGATTGAACTGCATCGGGAGCGGGGATCATCATCCCTTCCGGTATCTTCGACTATCATAACCTTACCCGCCATACCTATATCTCTTACGTATATCCTCTTATGGGGGCAAGGATTTTATTCAATAAGTCAAAGAACTCTTTTTTAGTCACCGGGGTGGGGTTCGAACCCACGGGGTATTTCTACTCCTCTTTAGGAGAGAGGGACGCTTCCTGCTACGTGCTACCCGGCGTTAGCCCACCTATTTCAAGGTGGCGTACTTGATACAATCCCAAGCGTTACAAAACCATTTTCCGTTCTGAGATTTTGTTGGTTTTTCGCATCTGATAAGTCCCTTCCCTACCAAATCGTAGAGCCTTCCACGTCCTCCTACTATGGAGGCTGCCGTCCTTTGCCCAAAGGTCTTATCGTTAAGGACTATTTTTAATGCTTCCTCGTTTATCATTACTTTTCCCGTTTTACCTTTATACCTTTTTCTAAGCCTTTTGTCGAAGTCACGAATGTGTATCCTTCTTTATTTAGTCTACATACAATAGACTTGACACTCAATATATTATTATCGATTTTTACTGTGTCTCCAATACCGAGATCTCTCAGTATTGATGTTAAGCTTCTAACTTTTACTGTCTTTATTGCTGTTTTATTCATTTGTTTTATTATTTTTGTAGTAAACAATGTTCATCTATTTTGTTTACTGCAAAGGTAAACAAAAATGTGAACATAGCAAGTTTGTTTTAAACAATAATGTTTACATAAGTATAGTTTAACTATATGAGGCTTGTATTGTTAAAATATATGTAGCGAAAGATGCTGTTTTTATCTCTTGATACCATATTTATTACGTAATGATTATTTATGTTGTCATATGGTATTAATATATTGTTATTGAATTTATTGGCTTTAGCTTGTGTCGTTGAAGGATTGCGGGATATTGTTGAGTCATGCCAGAATAATCATTACTACATCATTTATAGTGGATGTGTGTAAACAAATATATGAATATGGAAGCTAACGGAGATAGGATTTTAAAAGTTATCACACATTTTTGTGAGTCAAATTCGGATTTTGCCGATAAGGTAGGAGTAAGTAGGCAGGTCGTTGGAAATTGGATAAATAGGGATAATGGTAAAAAGGTATTGGATAAAATACTGACAACCTTTCCCTCGGTTAACCCTGGATGGCTTTTTACGGGAGAGGGTGATATGCTAAAATCTTCTCCTGTGGTTGTCGAAGCTGTGTCTGCGTCTGCTGATAAAAAAGGAGATTTCTTAATTGAGAATAATAATGGCGTTAAATTCTATGACTTAGGAAATGGTCGATATCGTATGACTGTCAGCAAGGTGCCGTTTTGCGCTTATGGCAGGTTTGCTAACGAAAGCGATCGTCTTGATCCGGATAAGGAGGATTGGGAGACCGAGTCTTTCGAATGGGATCGGATTGTCCATGGGAGATATTTAGCTTTTGAGGTTAAAGGGGACAGCATGGACAACGGGACGAGAGAGAGTTTTGAGGAAGGCGATGTCGTCCTTGTTAGGGAGCTGGATAGATCGCATTGGAGAGATGGGCTGCGATATAAGGATCATCCTTATTGGGTTGTCGTGTTTGGGACATCCGTCCTCATAAAGCAGATGACAGGCTGCGATATGGACGAGGGTAAGATAACGTTGCACTCACTAAACCCATCTCCAGAGTTTTCCGATTTCTCTTTACCGCTAGATAGCGTGAGGGCTTTATATTATGTATTACAGAAAAAGCCTAAAGTCGTGAGATTTTAACGAGAAAGCCATACGCAAAAATGATATGATGTTCTTTAGCGTATCCTTGCCCTGTTAAAACGTGATAATAAATATTTGATGTATAAATCGATACGATACAAAATGGAGAAATACTTCTAAGCTGTGGGTCATGGGTTCGAATCCCATCCTGATCACGAAGAGCGGAAGTTTATAATTGTTTGATATTTAGCTGTTAAACTTCCGCTTTTGTTTTAGATCTTTCCCCTTTTGTAGATTAAAAAAAAGGATATAAAGTCCACTTTTGGACATAAAAGCTTATCCTTCGCGTATCCTAAAAAATTTAATCTATATGGCTACTTTAAAATTGACACTTTTCAAGGCCAAGGCTCTCAAGGATGGGAGGCACAAGGTCAGGGTGGCGGTCTGCCACAAGAGAGAGACTTGTTATATCGTGACGAACGTGATATTAGATAGCGAGTCCCAGTTTAAGAACGGTCAAGTCGTAAAGAGACCGGACGCTTCTTTTATAAACAAAAGATTGAGGAATATGCTTAATGAGTATCAAGACAAGCTTGACTCAATCAAGAATCAGTCATTGTATACATGCGTGCAGATAAAGAGCATGCTGGTGAATTCCACGAGAGATAGCGAGATCGCTACATTTAAGGACGTAAGCTCGTCTTATGAGAGGGAATTGATAGAGAACGGAAGTGTTGGATACTCGAAGCTGATAGAACGGAATTGCCGGTATTTTACCGAGTTCGTCAAGGGGGACATATTCCTGTCTGACATTACCCCCGAGTTGATAGAGGGTTATTCTCGGTTCTTGAGGAATAAGAAGGGCATAGGGGAGGCCACGAACTCCATGATGATGAGACATACCAAGACGATAATCAATAAAGGGGTTAAAAGAAGGCTCGTGAAATATGATGTCCATCCATTTATAAACTTCCAGATAGCGACTTCCCCTGTGCGTGAGGTTGATATATCTTTTGATTCCTTCAATCGTTTGCGAACGGCCAATCCATCGGAGCGCCGGTTAAAGGTGGCTCATGATTTGTTTTGTCTGTCATTTTATCTTGGGGGTATCAACCTTATAGATCTCCTTGATATTGATTTCCGGGGAGTTGAGACATTGGAGTATGTGAGGGCCAAGTCCAGAAATATGACAAGGGGAGGCAATAAGATCGTGTTCTCGATACCGGAGCAAGCGAGGGAGATTATAGATAGATGGATGAATAAGAGGACTGGTAGGTTGGATTTCGGATATAAGTTCTCTTATCCTAATTTTTCGAGATATCTTTCTCGTTCGCTATCCAAGTTGGCGCAGTCGCTAGGGATAACGGAAAAGGTGGTGTATTATTCCGCTCGTAAGTCTTTCGCCCAATACGCTTCCGAGATAGGTATACCGGATGGGGTCATAGACTATTGCTTGGGACACTCGGACAAATCGAAAGGCGTGATACGTTATTATACGAAAGTAAAGAAGTTCCAAGCGGACATGGCTATATCAAGGGTGATTGATTACATAAATAATCCGGATCGCTACCGGGATTATGTGGAAATGAGGAGGGATATAATGATGATGCGTGGGTGATCTTTCTTTTTTTATCAGCGATGCTAAATAATACGGTAATATGATAAACTTTCATAAGCCGCCTATGGTTATAAAGATACGGCAGTATGGCAACAGTATTACTTATCGTGTGACAAGAGAGTATAGCTTAAATGGTTAACCTTGAGTATGATTGCGTATCGTCTTAAATAATTTTCAATCATAAAACGTAAATGTTATGGAAAGGAGCGATCGGCTTATAGAATTGCTAGAGATTTTAAAAAGGGCGGAATGTATATTTATTGAGCAATGGAAGATCTTGTACAAAGAGGACGAGGTGGACATGGGAGATATTTTCAATATATTCTATAGAGGTAGTAATGATTGTGAAATTCAGATTAAAAGATTGATAATTAAGAATATAGACAATGTAGTGTGTAATAGGATGGAGGCTGTATGACAATTTGGGCTCTACGAAATGTAAAATAGACCAATAAAACACGCCCGTGTCAGAAAAAACACGGGCGTTATACTTTTTTGATGCGACAAATAGAACTATTTTGTCCTTTCGACCAAAATCTTTGAAATTCGAACTTGCAGTTGTTGCAACTCAAGGCTGCTCAACCCTTCTATATCTACATTTGCAACCTTTACTTTCTTATTTTTCTCGTCAAAGGAATTTTTCCTCTCCTCCAAAAGAGCGGTTACTAACTCGTCTATTTGCCCCTTGATTTTTTGAGCCTTTAGCTCATAATTGATAGTTCTTGCCATGATATTAGTTATTTAGTTAAACACTATACAAATTTAGGGAATATCCACGATACAATGATTGTCATTCCTTATTTTCTTTCTCTTTTTCCTCCAAGACCTTTTTAAGTTGATAGAGACTTATGATATCATATTCAAATGTCGGATTGTCCCAATTTTTCCGGACAGAGTTCGTTTGGACCGAGATAAATTTTCGGAGGTCAAAGATATATTGGCATTGTGACAATCTTATCTCGTTAAATGTGATCTTGTAGTTATCAAACCACGCAAGCAGTTTTTTTTAGTTCCTCGTTCATGATATAAATGATTAACACCCCGCGAATATACGCAATTTAACCTTGCGATTTTAGGATATAAATAATTTTGTCTATATTTGCTTCAAGTTTGTGACTTGTATTATTGATTGGATATTATGTTTAACAATATAATATAGGTCACTTATGGATTTTTATAACAACTCATCTCAAAGGCAACAAGTGGACGTTTACTGTCCTGTCCATCATAATTGGATTGGCCACTATGATTATGGCTCCAAGGGGGTCTATTATTGCTGGTGCAAGAAATGCAAGAAAGAAATCAAAATCGTTATGGGAAAATGAAGAGGTTGACACAAAAACAAGAGAATTTCTGTAATTATTATATCGAGTGCGGCGGGAACGCTTCCGAGGCGTACAGGCGTGCCTACTCTTGCGATAAATGGAAAGATAAGTCCGTATGGGAGAAGGCTTCGGCTTTATTGGATGATGTCAAGGTTCAGTCAAGGGTAAGGGAACTGCAAGAGGAGCAGAAAGTTAAATCTGATATAACCAAGGAGAAATTACTGGGCGAGTTAGGTAACATAGCGTTCTCGTCCATAGCCCACCTTCACAATACATGGATAGAACGCAAGGAGTTCGAGAGTCTAACGGACAAGGAGAAGTCGGCTATCAAGAGCATATCTACTAAAATCCTGAAGAAAAATATAGGGACGAGCGATGACCCGGAGATCATTGACGTGGAATATGTCAAGATAGAGATGCACGATAAGCTGAAAGCCATAGAACGTATCTGCAAGATGCTTGGCTTTGACGCTCCAACCGTTGTAGACCTTGGCAAATCGCTGATCGGAATAGATACCGGAATAGATGATTAGTGTTCTATTTTTAAATAAATGGCTATGTTTGTTAGAAAAAATACGAGGTCTATAATTTTATAATTGTTCTATATTTAATATTTTGGGAGCTGATACGGATAACAGGAGGATAATAAGCTACAAGAGGTTCAATCCGAACTTTCACCATTTGAAGCTGGCGTTGGGGAATGACGATATAAGGTTCATCTTCATGTACGGGGGATCGTCTTCCGCCAAGTCTTTCTCAGCGGCCCAAGCCTTCTTGTTAGAATGTATATCCAAGGGCTATAACACGATGGTATTCCGTAAGACCGGCGCTACCATAGTGGACAGTATTTACAAGACATTCCAAGAGGCGGCTAAGTCCCTGCATATAGAGTCTTTCTTCAAGCCCTTGGAGAACCTTATAAAGTGTTTCAACGGTTCCTATATCCGGTTCAAAGGGCTGGACGATCCGGAGAAGATCAAGGGTCTCGAATCTTATCAGTACGTGTTTTGCGAGGAGATATCCGAGTTCGATGAATCCGACTTGAAACAGATAAGGAAGCGTCTCCGTGGTCGCAAGGGACAGAAGATCGTAGCTCTATTTAACCCGATATCGGAGGATCATTGGATCAAGAAAAAGATATTTGATACCGAGACATTGACCGAGGTGGACAATCATCTGTACGGGAAGCTCAAGGATAGCGTAACGGGTAAGATACTGCCAAAGGAATATTCCGAGATAGGGAGGAAATGGGTCAATTCCGAGCGGACCATATACAATCCAAGAAAAAAGACTTACGAGACGCACCGCCCGGATATGGTTATCATCAAGTCCACCTATCTTAATAATTTCTGGGTCGTAGGGTCTCCTGATGGCACGTATGGCTTTTATGACGCTCAGACGATAGCGGATTTCGAGAGGGATAAGGAAAGGGATTATGCTTATTATCTGATATACGCCTTGGGCGAGTGGGGGACGATAAGGACGGGTGGCGAGTTCTTCCACGCCTTCGACCCCGCCAAGCATAAGGGCAAGTGCCCATATGTCAAGGCTCCCGTGCATATATCGATAGATAACAACGTCCTGCCTTATATCTCCATCTCTTTTTGGCAGGTTGAGATCGGGGATATAACGAGGATAAGGCAGATTCACGAGGAAACCCCGTCCGATCCGTTCAACACGGTCACCAAGGCCGCCGAGATCGCCGTTGAATATCTGGAGGGGATAGGGCATGATGATATGGTCTATCTTTATGGGGATGTATCGACCAAGGCCGGGAATACGATAGATGACGATAAGAGGTCTTTTTTCGATAAGTTCAAGGAGGGTATAGACAAGAGATTCCGCAGCGAGGACAGGTTGCCTAGATCGAACCCATCCGTATCCATGACAGGGGAGTTTATCAATGCGATATATTCCGGAGATATAAAAGACGTGTCCATCATGATCGACGAGAGTTGCGAGACATCGATAAACGATTATATCACCGTAAAGAAGGATGTCAACGGGGCGATGCTCAAGCAGAGGGTAAAGGACAAGATTACGGGTCAGTCCTACGAGAAGGCAGGTCACCTTAGCGATGCAAAACGTTATTTTGTCACGGAGATATTAAAGGATAGGTATACGTCTTTCTCGCTAAGGAGAAGGCACAATAAAAATAAGGAGGAGGATATGAGATATTACGATCACGTAAAATTGGATATATCGAACGCCATGAGGATGGTCTATGTGGCAGTCAATCCTGACGGGCTTGCGGGTATGGCAAAGGTGGCGTTGATGAACGGGAAGGCGTACGTTCTGGATGCCTCGTTGAGGGATATCACGGAGGCTGGAGTTCTAAAGGATTTCTTGCGTCCTATAGGATGGAGTGATGTCGTGTTTGAGAGCGACAAGGCTTATTTCCCTGTAGCTAGGGAGATAAGGGAGACCGGGGAGTGCGATATAAGGATAAGGAAGAGGGCTTCCGATGCAAGATTGAGGATATCCGCCCATTCGGAGACCGTGAGAGATCGATTTTATTTTCTCGACAATTACGAGGAGAAGGATGATTATCTGTCGTTTGTCGAGAATATGCTAGATTATGGGGGCAAGGATGGAGGGGAGTCGCTGTGTTGCCTATCCGCTATAGCGGAGATTTTGGTACGAAACAATATTTAAAACGAATATATTATGGGTTTGTTTGATTTTTTCAGGAAAGAGGATAAGGTGGCGAATGTGCCCGATCGTCCTCCAAGGTCGAGAGGACTCGTGGATTTGTCCGGTTATCTGGGGGTGTTCAGCCCCTATACCTGTTCCGGGAATTTTATCGAGGCTTTCGAGACCATGGGAGAGGTCTTTTTCCCCGTGGATTTCTTGGCTAGCAGGATAGCGGGCGGCAATTATCAATTAAAATTAGCGAAGGATGATTCCGTGGTGTTCAATAACGAGGAGATGAACCGTTTTTTTAGCGATCCTAACCCTTTATTCTCGTTCGAGGATTTGGTTAAGATGTTTTTTGTCTATAAGTATGTGACAGGTAATGGATTCTGGCAGGCCTCCCCGTCTGTAGGGGGGATAAAGCCTAAGGAGCTATGGAAATGGTGCGATACCTATTGGGTCTTGCCAAGTGATCAGGTCGTGATAAACAGCCCGATGTCCATTCCCTTGTTCCAGCCGTCAACAAAGGAGGATATAATCAACAGCTATCGTATTTCCACCAACTCGGGGCTTATGGATATAGACCCGTCTCTGGTCATCCACTACAAGGATATAAATATGCGATTGAATAGCTCATACCTAAAGGGACGTAGCAGGTTGGAGACCCAACGTTATCCTATCGCCAACTTGGTCGCCGTGTACGAGGCAAGGAATGTCATATACGTTAAAAGGGGGGCCTTGGGATTGCTGATAAGCAAGAAATATGACGCTGATGGTTCCCTTCCACTCACCGACAAGGAGAAGAGAAACATAAGGAAGGAGTGGAATGATAATTATGGGTTGACTAATGACAGGTCCCAGATGAGCATTGTGGATGTCCCTACGGAGTTCGTGAGGATAAACATGTCCATCCAAGAACTTATGCCTTTCGAGGAGACTTTGGCGGACGCTATACAGATAGCCGGTATATATGGTATACCTTCAGCGCTGATTCCACGCAAGGATATGGCCAAATACGATAATCAGGATATCGCCGAGGTCTCCGTTTATTCCAATATCGTTATTCCTGAGGCCCGGAAATTCTGCCGATCGATGACCTCCTTTCTTGGCCTTGATAAGTCCGGCATGTATATAGACGTGGATTTTAGTGGCGTAAGCGTATTGCAAGTACGTGATAAGGATATGGTAGAGAAGAGGCGTATCGTATCGGAGAAATGCCAGAAGGAATTCGTGGGAGGCGTATTGACGCTGAATGACTGGAGAGCGCAGATAGGGGAGAGCAAGGTAGGGAACCCCTTGTATGACAAGTTGGTTTACGATATGTCTACCGAGGAATTGGCCTTGGTCAAGGAGATCATATCCTTAGCTAGGTCTGGCGGTCCATCAAGGAGCGTCTCATCCTCTTCTGGAGGGACTTCTGATAATAAAAAACCGTCCGACGAGGGCGATGACGATAGGGGTGATGTTGATGATGATAAAAAATGATTCTATAGTTTTGCTTTTTAATATATTAACCCTATATTTGTAGGACATAACAAAAAAGAAATTAGAGCCTAAGAGCCATACCCGGCGGGAGTCATATCCTGCGGGGGATGGCTCTTTTTATTTATACCGATATGGAACCGTATAGAAGCATATTATTTAAGACCAAGTCCACGGACGTGGATGAGAAAGGAATAGTCAAGGTGGCCGTTAATGGTATCGGGATAAAGGACAGCGACGGCGATATATCGTCTCCCGGTTCTTTCTCCAAGACGCTCCAAGAGAATTTCAACAGGTGCAAGTGGTTTCTCAACCATGACAAGACCAAGCTTCTTGGCTGCCCTATAGAGGGAGTGGAGGAGGATGGCAATCTGGTCATGACCGGGCAGATCAATCTAAAGAAGCAGATAGGCGTAGAGACGCTGGAGGATTACAAGCTATACAGGGATCATGGCAAGACCTTGGAGCATTCCGTGGGCGTCAGGGCCGTGAAGCGGGATTCCAATAACCCGGCTATCGTTAAGGAGTGGTTCTTGGGCGAGTATAGCACGCTGACCCATTGGGGTGCTAATCCTCAGACATTCTTGATGGATATAAAGGAATTGAGGGGTAGTGACTTGAGAGATCATATAAATATGATGCGTGACGCTTTAAATAAGAGATATAGCGGAGATAAGCTCAAGGCTCTTGAGGCTAACATATCTATCATAGAGAAAGCGTTGATCGGATCTAATATAGTACAGTGCCCTCATTGCGGACTGGCTTTCGATTATGGGTCAGTACCGGAACACACGTTGGAGAGCCAAGTGATCGATGCCGTCGGTGACTATTCACGATGGATAACGGAGGATGTGGTATATCAGGAGATGGAAAAGATCAAGCCGGAGTTGCAAGACCGTATCTTGGAGATAATCAACTCCAAGAAATCCGTTGATGATTTCGCCTCTTATGTCCGCTGTCCTAAATGTTATTCCAGAATATATAGAAGCAACACCCTTATATCTGAGCCGGAAGACTCCACTCAGATAGAGAAACATAAAGCCGCTAGATGCACTTTAGGGTCTCTAGGTGATCTTATTAATAACAATTAATTAATTTATTTATGTTGAAGAAAGGTTTTTATGAGAATTTAGGAGGTCTCGCTATCATGGCGTTGACCTTGGTGGTTTTTGCCGTTATCGCATGCGTGGGCGATCCGGCCTATGCCTTGGCGGTTGCGCCGGTATTGTCCTTCTCCGGTTTCGCCAAGAAGGAGAGTGAGTTGAGTGACGAGGAGAAACAAACGCTTGGGACTATCGAGAAGATGGTCAACAAGTGTCTGGAGGATTACGGATCTAATGTCATAGACAGGAAGGAGTACGAGGAGACGATGTCCGGGATTAGCGAGAAGCTTAAATCTCTAGGTTCCGGTAATAACAATAAGGAAGTCACGGAGATTCGTGATATCATCAAGTCTATGGGCAAGGAGATTGAGCAAATGAAGGGGCGTGGCATCACCTTGGGGGGAGATAGCCCTCTTGAGAAAAGTATCAATGAGTTCCTTGACTCTGAGAAATTCAAGCAATATGTAGATGGTAAGACGAAGTCCTCCGGGAATTTCCATTTGGATTTGAAGGGCGTGGTCAGTATGACGGATAGTTATACGGGCAATATCTTGATCAGTCAGCAGCAAAACAGGGTCGTTACGCAGGTAAGCGAGAAAAAGACCAATTTCCGTAATCTCATGAGCGTCGATCAGGGTGATCCCGCCTTCCCGATGTTGACATGGCAGTTGATCTACGACTTGGATCGTAACGCCACTTTCGTGTCCGAGAACGGGCGGTTATCCCAATCATCCTTCAAGTTAAAGGAGGAGAGCTCGGAGGTTAAGCGTGTCGGTACCTTCCTCTATTTGTCCAAGAGATTGCTCAAATCTAGGGTATATGTTCGCTCATGGTTGATCAATCGCTTATCCTCATGGGTAAGGATGGCCGAGGATTTCCAGATCATGTTCGGTGATGGAACGGGTGATAACCTGAAAGGTATCACCAAATACGATGGTGTTAAATGCGTTTCCGATATCATAACCGACGCGGTTGTCAGCGGAGAGGCCGGATCTATCAAGGGAGCGAGAAGCTACAATGGCGGAAAAGCCACTATCGTGGAGTTTACCAACCCGCAGGACAAGATCGTCGACGGCCAGAAGATCAAGATAGAGGGTGTAACCACGTTCACGGCTTTGAACGACACTTTCGACGTCCATAAGATGAATGATCGGGAGATCATGGTCGAGGTTGCTTATACAGGCTCAGGGGTGTTTACCTCCGCTACTTTCGAGGTGAAGAATAATTTCTTCAACACCGTCGCCTCCCCGAACCTAGGGGACGCTGTCAAGGCTATCTTTGGCGTCATGACGTACGCTGAGTATACCCCGAATATGATCGCCATGAACCCATCCACCTTGTTTGAGATCGAGACCTTGAAGGATACGTCCGGTCGGGACTTGAATCTCGTGACGTTGGTGAACGGCGTGAAATACGTGGCCGGAAGACCCGTTGTCGAGACCACTTGTATCATGCCGGGGTATTATTTCGTAGGGGACATGGTTAACGGGGCCTCCTTGGTGGATTATACCTCTATCAATATCGAGTTCGCCGATGATATCGAGAGCCGATTGAAAAACCAGACGGCGGTGATCGTGGACGAGGAGGTTATCATGCCGGTATACAACCCGTGGGCGTTCGCCTATGGCAAGTTATCCGACGTATTGACCGCTATCAAGAAATCCTCTTAATACATAATGACATGAGGGTTTCTATAATTATAACGGGTGAGGAGCTGGAGGTCGACAAGGTCATTCAGGAGAATTCCATACGAAAGGAGCTTGGCATGATCGATATATCCTCAAAGACCCCGGTTGGGACAAGAAAGAGAATCCCGGACACGGATACCAAGACATCCGTCTTCGGGGACTCGAAAATGTCACTTGATAAAGATAAATAGCGATGATAATAGACAATGCGTACTTCAAGGGAGACCTTAGGATACAGGGACTCGTGATACCGGAGGACGGGGGATTCTCCAATGAGGCTTCCAATGCCATATCGGAGAACGTGGTATGGTATATCGAGACCTACGGGGACGAGTACCTCGTCTCGCTCATGGGAGGATATTATGACTCATTCGTCGATTACGCCGATAATGGCAGGAAGGGAAACGACATGTTTGATTATATCCTAGGGATATTGAGATCGGATAGGTCTCCCATGGCTATGTATGTCTATTTTCATTACCAGAGAAACGAGACGCTGATATCCGTATCCTCCACGTCCGATGACGTGGACGTGAGGCGGATATTGGCGCATACCTCAAGGATGATGACCCAAGCTTGGAATAATATGGTGGATATCAACATCGGGATATCGGATCGCATAAGGGAGTCTTTCAAGGAGGACATGGATATTGACAGGAATATATTGACCCATATAAATGAGATGAATATATGAATGTCTTGGTGGATATATTCAGGGATATCGTCGCTGGCGTTTCAAAAGACGTTGGGTATATGGTCAATTACCAATTCGGCGATTGGCAATATATGGCCAAGACGCTTTCCGCCATGGGGAAGGCACCCGTAACGGCGGGAAGGAAATATCCTATGATAGGGTTATATTCCCCGTTCGACGAGGATAAATCCAACCCCTCCTTAACGTCCGTGAGCCTTTCCTTGATAATAGCCGTGAATACGTTGGGGAATTATACCAATGAGGAGCGATTGGAGAAGTCCTTCAAGGCTACGTTGTATCCGGTATATGACAGCCTTATAAGGAGGATATCCAACGATCGCAAGTTTGATATAGGCCCCGGGGCGATAGTATCCCATGTGAAGACCGATAATTTCAGGTATGGAAGGGCTGGCGTGTATGGCGAGGGGAAAAGCGAGTTCGACGATCGCATAGACGCTATTGATATTAAGGATTTAAGATTAAATGTAAAAAATATAACATGTAGATAATTATGGCAGTAAAAATGTTCAGGGACTGCGGTTCCGAGATTTTCAATACCGGCACGAGCAAGTGTCCGTTCGTTCCCGACTATATCAAGGCGATCATACTCACTCCGGTAGGTATGACGTTCAAGATATCCGATTTTGACACGAAGCTGGGAGAGTACGCCCACGCCGACCGTCCGAACCGTGTCTATCCGATCTCGACGATCGCTGAGTACGCCACTTCCGGAGGCGAGGCACAGACATCGGCTACCGGTTATGGCTCGTCCAAGATCACGGGTTATAGCGAGCTTGTCGAGACTTACACGATGAACGATTATGACGAGGGCTTGCGAACCAATCTCATGAAGCTCAAGAACGAGAGCATGAGGGTGATCTTCATCGACAAGAATAATGTCGTATATGGAGAGAAGACCGATACGGAAGGTGATTTCAGGGGATATGAGCTCGGTGCCGTTTATCCGGGTGGACAGAGGTTCAAGAGTTCCGGAGAGAACGCATCGCTTACGATCAACCTCGTTTATAAGGATGTTGAGAAGGCATGGATGAACGCTATATCTTTCACTAGCGATATCGATATCTTGGACGAGGCGAAGGGATTGGTCTGGGTGGATGTCAAGAAATTGGCTACAGGCGAGAATAAGTACAAGGTCGTGGAGCATTATGGAGGTTTTGACTTGACTGAGATGTACGGTACGCTATTAGGCGCCTCCTCCGTGTGGAATAACGTGACAGCCGCCACGTATAATCCCGATGACGGCACGCTGTCTCTTACCCCGTCCTCCGGCACTCCCGCGCTCAAGAGGCCATCCGAGTTATACGCCGAGGACGTTAAAGGTATAGAGCAATGGTCATAAACGGGGTATCGTTCAATGATGAGGCTTGCCTCGGGATGGGAAGGAAGGTTTTCGTGAAGGCTCACGAGGGATCTTTCTTCCTTGACCGGGGAATGGCGGATCGAAGGAGGATACTATGTGACGCTTATGATATAATGGAGAGGAACCATGGGGACGATAGCGGGAGTGGCGAACGCCGTGAGGACGCTGGAGAAGAACTTCTGGCCGGAGGTTACGAAGAGCTTGAGGGAGAGCGAGGGATTGATCCATGACTTGATCACTGATCAACTCATGTCCGGGCTAGACGAGAACAAGGAGCCTTTGAAGCCTACTTATCTGGATGACCCGTATTTCGTGGAGACCACGAAGACCCCGAAGGCGGCGAGGGCCAAGGCCAGATGGTACAAGGCGATGAAGGAAAGCATAACCCCGCCTAGGTCCTCCGACATACTCCATCTACCGCCACGGGACCCTAACACCCCCAACCTTATCATACGAGGCGATTACCACGCCAGTATAACGCCGATCGTGCAAGGCGGCAAGGATGGTGGCAAGATAGTCACGAGATCCATCGGTTTCTATGCCGGTGACGACGCTTTAGAGAAGAAATACGGCCCCGGTCATCTGGGTTTGACCCCGGAGGCTAGGGCTTATTTGATTGAGGAACGGGTTGTCCCCGCGTTGGATAAGTTATTCAAGAAATACGGGTTCAAATGATAAAGCCGTGCAATTGCGCCTCGCAGAACAGGGCGATGGCCACATACGAGAACATAAGGAGGCTGGCTATCAAGATGGCCGTTTCCGATAAACGCATTTACGTGCTTATCCGTAAAACGGATGGCACGTTTGCCTTCGAGCCTATGAACGCTATAGAATCAAAGGGAAAGATCGTTGAGTATATTCATTATCTATGAGATATTATTAAAGACAATAAGATATGGCTAAAAAAAATGTTACTATATATCAGCACAGGGATATTAACGGGAATCCGGTGGCTAACTTGACTCCTGAGAGCGCCGTCTATGATAAAGACGGGAAGCGTCTTGATTACAAATTGGCAGGAATGGATATAGGCAAAATAAAGGAGGCACAAGACGAAGCGTTGGAGTCTATAGCTGCCGCAGAGGAAAGCATGACCAAGAATATAGGCCTAGACACGTACCCAGTCTTCTCCGACACGAAGGACTACGTAAAGGGCGAGATTGTCAATTACGGAGGCCTCTTGTACGAGTTCACGGCTGATCATGAGGCGGGGGCGTGGATTGGCACGGACGTGAAAGAGACTAGTCTGAAAAATTATTTATTAAATAACGATATAAAATCCATGTCATTCTCCGGTAAAGCATATGTTGATTTAGGGAGTATGGCTAATTATTTGAGTGATGGCAGTTTTGACAAATATATTAATGATCCGTTATATGATTGTGTATGGGTATATATATACCCTAATTGTACAAATCTAAATATATCTGGTGCTACTCATAGTTTAATTGGGTATTTTAAAGATATTATACCATCAACTAATAATTATTTAGGTCGTGATTTTAAAGAGAATGCGGTATTGTGTTTGATCAATCTTAAAAGATCAGAAAATCCTAATGGGTATAATGATTTAATTATAACTCAAGATGGAGCAGGAGCAACTCGTAAATATGTTATTGATAGTATAAATAGTCATTTAAATGATTACATTTCAAAAAACAATGAATTAGTCAATTCTACATTTTCATCTCTAAACTACAGACCTTATCAAAATATACTAAATGTAAATAGTGTTTTGAATGGATGGTCTTTAAGTGATGGGGTATGGCTCCCTGAAAAAAACACGGTATCCTCTGATAAAATATATCTTAGAGATGGATGTATATATACTGTTCAAGGAATAAATCCTTTTAATAATAATAATATTTATATAGCGATGTTTGATCAGATGGATAATTATATCGGCAGGTCTTTGCATCCTATTGATAATCAAGAAGAAAATAATGCATGCACTTTTAAGTTTAAAGCTTTAAAAGGTACGTCATACGTGAGATTTATTCTAAAAGGGAATGCTAACGTAGAATATAATCCCGATATTATTCAATTAGAGGTTGGAGGTATCAAAACAAGTATAAAACAATTTTCAGGAAAGGACTTATTTGCATTAGATGATAATGATAGTTTTTTCTTGCAGCAACTACGATTAATTTCTAAAGAGAAACCTAAAGGGAAAAACTTATTAAATCCTAATGATTTAATGTATGGATATACCTTGTCATCTGGAATGGTTGTTGAACATCCACATGGCGTATTTTCCAATAGATTATTTCTTGAAGATGGAGTAAATTACTCTTTCTCTCATATGGCTATTTATAGTAAAGATATTAAAAATTTATATTTAGCTTATTTTGACAGGAATGGTAATTTTATAAAAAGAACTAGTCACAGTCTATCATTAGAGGATGGCGATTTGTATGGTTCTGTTACGATAAAATATGTTAGTTATGGTGCTTATTTTGTTCGCGCCTTAATCCAAAGTGATGAAATAGAATCTGCAGCAGATTTAACAAAGGCTCAAATCGAACAAGGTAGTTCACCAACAGATTATGAAGAATATAAGGGTACTTCTTATGACTTGCATGCTGATTCTAATAATAATTTTGTTATTAGTAAAAATATATTACTTACTGGAGCATCCTTTGCATTTCCCGGAAATGAATGGTTCTCGCATGTAGTTAATGATTTAAATATAACAGGTTATAATAAAGCTGTGAGTGGTGAAACCATAGTACACACTGCAAATAAGATGGCTGAGGGTACTCTTTATTCTAAGGACGAATTAGAGACATTTGATATTTTTATGATATTTCATTCTCACAATCAAGTGGTGGATGATTATGAGAACATAAAGGAAGACTATAGGGATTATGAACTTCCTTTTGGCAACTCTGATAAGTCAATTTGCTGGGATTATGTGTTGAAAAAATATTATGCGGATTGCTATGCTCTAAAAGATGATCCATCATCTAAATGGTATGGAACTAAAAGTGGGAAGCCTTGTATAATCGTTGTATGTACTCATTGGCATGATGCTAGAACAATTTTCAATGAGAGTATAAGGAATCTCCAGAAAAAATGGGGTTTTATACTCTGTGAGTTTGATAAAAATATAGGTTTCTCAAAAAATCAAGTCCATCCCATAACTAATGAGCAAATATCCATATTACATGCCGATACAAAAGATGGAGGAGATACAGAGGTGATAAATGGAGTAACATATGGTTGGCATCCAACAGAATATGTTGATGCTTGGATTCAAAAAAGAATGGCTTCAATTGTTGAAGCTGCTATTAGAAACCTATAGGTTGTAAAATAATCTAAATCATAAAAACATAGCATCATGTATCGCTACCTCTCCTACATATCCGACCTCGCAAACTGGTTAAAGTCTATCGCCATAGCCGCCGTTGTCACGGCGATGGACTTCGTGTCACCGGCAGGGGTATGATGTATGACAATGTTGTCAAACATCCTAGGATTCTTGTGTTTTGTCATATGATTTCGTAACATTGTGATGTTAACTTTAAAAATTAGAACCTATGAGACCTTATGATGTAGATGAAGCTATGGATGTTATAGAGAACGGTGGCGAGTATGGGACTTCTTACCCTAATGAATGCTTTAGGGAACATGACATTCAAGAAGCGCATGATACCTTGGAAAGAGAGGGCTATAGCCAAGATTGCTACGGAAATTGGAGCAAGGATTGATTTCTTTGTTCGTCTTTAGTGAAGGAGACGATCCGAATTTGTGTTCGGGTCGTTTTTTTATCCTTAAATAGATGCATGATAGTTTATTATTCCTATATTTGGGGATAATATAAAACAGATAATTTAGAGCCTAAGAGCCATACCCGATAGAGTCACGTCTATGGGGTGTGGCTCTTTTTTGTTTATGATTAAAGCTAATTTTATGGGATCATATTACACGACATGCGATGAGATACCTTTATGCAAATTCATCGAGATGTACAAGGGAAATCTTAACGCCCTTATAAAAGGAGGGAGTACCAAGCCCACCGATGGGGAGTTAAGGAAAGCGGCGATGGGGCTTATTGACGAGTATTCCGTTATAACCGGGAACAAGAATATCGCTATCGAGATAGAGGATCGGTCAAGGGCGGTGGATTGCAATATCAAGCTTATCCTGTTGGAGTCAGCGGATCATTTGATAGACGCTATGATGTACGCTGACGCTTCGGATATTCTTGGCAGGGTAGGTATCCGCATGCCGGAGGAGCCGGGAGAGCAAGATCTGATCGTCGCTAAAAAGAGAATCCAGTCCAAGATGTCGCAGGTGAAATATAGCCTGAGCGTTCTGGATAGGAACAAGTCTAAGGTGGTAGACCCCAAGGATAAAGATTTCACCCGTGAGAGGATGATCGTGTCCACCTATTTCAAGATGCGTATCGATCCTGACACGTTCACCGCGGCCGAGTACGGGAATATGATAAGGATTATGTTTAACCAATTAGAGGACATGAAGAATTATGGCGGGAAACGAGACTAAGATCACTGATATAGTAGGGAAAGAGGCGTTTGATCAACTGGAGCGTCTGGATAGGAAATTAGCGGATACGCAGAATGTCTATATCGGGTTGGTAAAAGAGATAGGGAAAGGGTTGACGATAAATCCCTCAAGCTTGTCAGAGTTGAACGCCAAGATCGAGGAGTACAAGAAAAATGTATCAGCGCTTAAAAGCACGATTGACACTCTCAATAAGACCAATGACCAGTACAAGAGAAAGATTGATGAGCTGATAGAGGTTAACAAGAGATATGCGGAAGCAGCTGGGAAAGTTCAAAATAGTTTAGATCAATCATCCTCTTCCATAGCCAAGGAATCAAACGCTATCTCGGAGAACATGAAAGCCAAGCAACAAGAGGTTGTCATAAGTCAGGAATTGAAGGGACTCATTGACCAGACATTGGGATCTAGGGAGGAGAATATACGTAGGGTCGCTCAAGAAAGGACGATATTGGCCCAACTATCCAAGGAGAAAAGCCAATTGAATAAAATGGAGAAAAGCGGGGCTATCTCAACTAAAGATGCCGTGCAAAAGAGGCAGGATCTGGTAAGGTCTGAATTGCTTCATCGAGAATCCTTGAGAGAGCTGTTGAACATTCTTACGAATGAGACAAAAATGATCAACTCGGCCAACGATAGTTATCAAGAGCAATCGTTGCAATTGGAGAGGCTGAGAAAGGCGTATCGGATGCTTTCCACGGAAGCCGCTAACAGCAAGTTAGGGGTAGAGTTACAAAAGAATATAGCGGCTTTAGACACTCAGGTAAAATCTGTTGATAAAAGTCTGGGACAGCATCAGAGAAACGTGGGTAATTATGTCTCCACATGGGATGGAATGGGAAACGCAATCAATCAATTAACCCGTGAGTTTCCCGCATTCTCGGTATCTCTACAGACCGGCTTTCTCGCTATCTCTAACAATATCCCTATATTGGTAGACCAAATATCTCGGATAAGGAAGGAGAACGCCGCCTTACGGGAGGAGGGACTGAAAGGTGTTCCCGTGTGGAAGCAAATAGCTAAGTCCGCTTTGTCTTGGAATACCTTGTTGTCGGTTGGTATAACTCTACTTACCGTATATGGTAAGGATATCTTTGAGTGGGGTAAAAACTTATTGTCATCCTCTAGTTCGGCTAAGGCCGCTTCGGAAGCCCAGAGAGACTTGAATTCATCCACCGGGGATTATGCCAAGGCTTTAAAGAACTCGACATCATCATATGGGGAGAATCTTGTAACATTACGCAACTTACAAGCGGAATGGAATAATTTAGGAGATAATCTCAATAAGCAGAAGCAATTTATCATTGATAACGCCTCTGAGTTTAAGAAATTAGATGTGTCAGTTACGGATGTTAATGACGCTGAGAATCTGCTAGTAGATAATACGAAGGCCTTTATTAATGCTATGTCATTAAGGGCACAAGCGGCAGCTGCGCAAAAATTAGCTCAAGAAAAATACACAGAAGCGTTACAAAAGGAAATCGAGGCTGAAAACAGAAGAAAAAATCCTACGTTTTGGGATAGGTTTGATCTAACAAAGGTATTAGATCCAACAGCTCAATCTCTATTATTTTTGACTGATAGATTTGAAGTCTTTTACAATACGTCAGATGAAGCTTTAGCTAAAGCCGGCAAAGCGGCTGATTCTATAGAAAAGGAGGGTAAGGAGGCTGAAAAGGCGGGAAACATATATCTGAATGCTATGCTTAAATTGAGAGAGGAAGAAAATAAAATATTAGACAATTCCGATATTCAACTATACTCTAACGAGGAGAAACTTAAACGACAGCAGGAGCAAATAGAACGAGAGGCCAAGCGTAGGGAGAAATTAGAGATGGAGGCCGAACGGAATATTCAGGAGGCTCGTCTTAATGTGATGGATGAGGGGTATAAGAAAGACCGTCTTCTCTTGGAGCAATCTTTCCAAAAACGTATCGATGACGTAAAGACGAAGGGCGTAAGGGTTAATGAGCAAATCGAGGCTATTGAGGCTGAGAGAAGCAAGAAGTTGGCGGAATTCGACCGTAAGATCTCGGAGCAAAGAGCTAATGAGGAGGCTCAAAATCGTCTTGCGATTGCAGAAAGGGGAAGTTTGCAAGAGCTTGACGCTCGCTTGGATATATTGCAACTACAAAAGGATAAAGAATTAAGAGAGGCGGACAAAACAGGCCAAGACAGGGCGTTGATAGAGGAAAAGTATCTAAAGCAAATAGAGACTCTATACAATGATTACGGAAAACGTCTTATGTCTACGGAGCAGTCTCAGAACGAGATACTCCTTTCTCAAAGACAGATAGAGATAAACGAAGAGCTTAATGCTTTGACTAAACAATATGAGCAAGGGATTATCAAGAAAAAAGAGTACGAGAAACAGAAATCGGATCTGGAGCATCAGTATGCTATGGAGTCATTACAAAGTCAATTAAGTATACTTGAATCAAATCTGTATTTGTTTGAAGGCGATGAGAGGTTAGAGAAAGAGAAGGAGATCGCTCGCCTCCGTGTTCAGTTATCGAAAGAGACCAGTGATAAAATCATAGAGGATGCCAAACGAGAGGAAGAGGAACGAAAAAAAGTAGAACAGGCTAAAAAGCGCTTGATACAAGAATCGATCTCTGCTATCATATCAATCGGTAATTCATTATTCCAGCGTCAAATAGATAATGTAGATGCGGAAATAGAGGCCAACCAAGAGGAGTATGACGCTAAGGTTGAGACTATAGACGCTCTTGCCGAGAAAGATATAATAACGACAGAGGAGGCCGAGGCCCGCAAGCGTGCGGAGGAAGAAGAGACCAGCCGCAAGAACAAGGAACTGGAGAAGAAAAAAGCTGAGTTGCAGACTAGACAGGCGAAGTTCCAGAAGGCGATGGATATAGCCCAGACAATAGCTGCCACATCTCTAGCGGTCACTAAAGCTTTGCCTAATTTTGTCCTAGCGGCACTAGTCGGGGCGATGGGTGCCGTACAACTCGCCACGATCATAGCCCAACCCATCCCCAAATACGCCCATGGTACCGACAATCACCCCGGTGGTCTGGCTATCGTTGGCGATGGAGGCCGTAGTGAGGCGGTATTGGTAGGCGATAAGGCGTACATTACCCCGGATAAGCCCACCTTGCTGTCATTGCCGGCGGGAGCCGAGGTCGTTCCGGATCTCAATGATCCGGCTTTCCTTAGCCGCTTCGTGGATAACACGTATTGGCTTACCCACAATAAGAAAGGAGAGCCGGTTCAGATCGTCAATAATTTTGACACTGAAGAAATAATTAGAGCGAACCAAAGGATTGAAGCCGCTATTTATGATTTAGGGAGAACTATCAAGAGATCTAACGATGACGCTGCTTTTCAAGAGTATAAGCGAAGAAAAATGCGGGAATAGTTTTTGATATACCGAATCCTTTTATTATATTTGCTGGACATACAAGAAGACAGTAGAGCCTTAGAGCCATACCCGATAGAGTCACGTCTATGGGGTATGGCTCTTTTTGTTTTTACTGGTCAGCCTACCACGACAGGCTAGGAAGATTTTGGGCGACAGCGGTCGCTAACAGCCTCCTTGATACGATGTGTTGTGGCTCGTGTCGGGGAGGCTTTTTCATTAAGAGGTGCCGAAGTAATCAAAATAACAAAGTCGTTTTGATCTTATGGCTAAAATTGCGGGAGAAAATATTTCGAACAATTAAAATTTTAAGATATGGAAGCAATTAAAATTTTTGAGAACGATCGTTTCGGTGAAGTGAGAGTAGCCGGGACAAGTGAGAACCCTTTATTTTGCCTTGCGGATGTTTGCAAAATTTTAGGATTACGTGTAGACGCTGTACAATCAAGACTGACGGATGCCCCCATTCGGATTGGGGTCACCGATTCAATCGGTAGAGAACAGCAAATGAATTTTGTCAATGAAAAGAATCTCTACAAGGTAATCATGCGATCCGACAAGCCGCAAGCCGAACCATTCCAAGACTGGGTATGCGGAGAGGTTCTCCCTTCCATCCGTAAACATGGGGCGTAAATTAAGCAATATAGAATATTTTTAATAGTTAAAAACTTAATAATATGGATAGTTTAGTATTTAAAGGCAATAATGGGCAAGTTGTTACTAATAGCTTGCTAGTGGCAGAGAAGTTTGGGAAAAGACATGCCAATGTTATTCGTGACATAGAAAAACTACTTAATACAGAGGATAAAGAACTAAACTCAAAAATGAGTTTAGCCTTTGTTATAGATACTTATGAGGATTCTACCGGGAAAAGTAATCCTGTATACATTATGAATAGAAAAGGATTCTCTATCCTTGTTATGGGATATAACGGGATTAAGGCTCTAAGGTTTAAGAATGATTTTTATGACGCTTTCGAAGAAATGGAGAAAGCGTTGAAAGAGCAAAGCAAACCTCTTTCATCCGCACAGATGTTTGCCATGCAAGCTAACATCAACTTGGAATATGAGAACAGGATATCCAATGTGGAAAAACGAATAGAAGCGATAGAACAAGAACGAGAAGAAAATGGAAAACTCCTTTTGGCTATTCCTGTTTCAACGGAAAAGATACCGGAAATGAGTTTAAGAGATAAGATCAGACAGATGGTTAATAGATACTCTTCCGCCCATAATGTGAAACAACAGGATGTTTGGCGCAAGATATACGATCAATTGTACTATCTATATCATATATCTATTCGTAGCTATAAGAAGAAAAACGGAGAGTCTAATTTGGATATCGCTGAGAAGCATCGTTTTATTGAGTATATCTACAATATTATCTCCAATATGATCAGAGAGAAAGGGGTTGCTTGATTATTATGGTTGCTCAAACAAAATATAGACATGATTTGATTTAGTTTTCATAAGCCCCCTCATGTCGTGAGACAGCAAGGGGGATAAAAATCCCCTCCAGAGCCTTTTGGGTGGAGGGGATTTGGAGGTGGGTTACCAATCGTCATTGTTATTAGAATTGTCTGTGTCATATATCAATGAGTTAATTAGCCCATTGATAAAAATTTCAATTTCATCTTTTGCCTCTTTATATCTAATATCTCCATTAGTTTTAAATAAATACAGATCAGTGCTGTTTTTACCCTTATCTAAAAACAAGTAACACTTGTCCATATAACCGCTATAAGTATATAGTTTATTCTCGGAAGGAGTATCCACTCTAATTCTATTATCCTTAAACCTAAAGATCAGATTACATTCCAAGGTATATGTAAATTTCTTTCCTAAAACTTTTACTTGGCAAATATCTTTGTATACACCTCTTAAATTAATCATTTCATTAGGGATATTACTTGTCACATCATCTGGAGAGATATATTTAGACGTGATAGAAGATAAGACCTTAGCGTAAAGATCGCTGGCTTTTTGATCATCAAAGTTGAAAACAACGTAATTTTGTGATGGATTTTCTTTATTTATAAATCCACCGGGGACAATTTCAAATTGAGCTTGTGCTATGCCGCAATTTAAAATAATTAAAAATAAAAATATTTTTTTCATTGGATATCACAAATATATAAATTATAATCCCGGAATTTGTATTTGAAAGTCATAACTGCCATGATGATTGCCGCAAAACAAACTGCCTTTATCTGTGTTATTCTTACATCCTATTTTGACACATGTCTGATTAGTCTTTTCCCCGTTCATTTTTTTATATAAATCCTTTTTAAGTTCAATGACATATAGATCTTTTTTGGAGTCTATATAATTTATAATCAAGGATTTCTTATTCTTATCAAAACTGCCAAGATATTCCCCTGTGAGATTATTTCTAATAGAGTCATTAGACATTTTTCCTATAAAACCTAGCCTTATGGCCTTATCTTCTTTTTTATTTGCCATTAGCACGATAAGATCTTCCAATATTAACGCTCCTGCAAGACCGTCGTATTGAACTTCATGATTATTGTTTACCACTGAGATAATACCGTATTCTCCTTCTGTAGGGAAATTAGTATCTATTGGATTTAAAGGATCGTCCTTCGAACAAGAGCATACCATTAAAGCTATACAAATTATAGCAAACAATATTTTCTTCATGACTTGATTTAGTTTAATTAATGATGTGACAAAGGTAGATAATAATGTTAACAAAAGCAAATGGTATAGGGGGAAATTACATGTTCGATAACATATTTCTTAATTTAAGTAGTACAAACCTTGCCAACGAAGTATATCTCCTACGCTACTTGAAGCATATATTAAATGGCAAGGTAAGTATATGTTCTATTCCAAATCACAACATTACAGCAACTTGCTTTTCCACGGCTTTTTTTATGAAAGCATTAATGGAAACGCCTGCTTGCTTTGCCAGAACAGCCACTCTACTATGAAGTTCCGGTGATAAACGAACGTTCAATGAGCCAGAATAGCTCTTATGCGGTTCAATCCCCTCTTCCTCGCAATACGCCAGATAATCATCTACAGCCTCGTGGAAAGCCGTTGTAAGTTCCCGCACGCTTTCCCCCTCAAAATTAACAAGACCATCAATGCCTTCTATCTTTCCAAAGAAAACATTGTCCTTCTCGCTAAAAGATACAGACCCGATATAACCTTTATAAGTCAATGTATTCATAATAACCTCCTTTACTTTATATATCCTGCTTCTGTTAAATCATCCAATACTTGCTTCATGGCATACCCTTTTATTATGTTTCCGGGATGGGGCTTGTGCAACATAATAGGACGTTTGTCGCCATTGCGATAAATCACTCTTGACCCAGACGTTTTACCCTTGCTTGATTTTACATATCCAAATATGGATAAGAGCCTTTCCAGCTCATCAAACGTAAAATCGTTAGGTTGTTTCTTGAAGCGTTCTACCAACTTTTCTTTTGTTCCCATATTGAATGTTTTTGCAAATGTAACTATTTTATAGTTGCAATGCAATTTTTTAGAGCATAAAAAGTCCTATCAATCATTTTCTTTTGGTTTGGTTAGTTCTATATTTACTTCTTTGCCACAATGAGGACAAATTACATTTAAAGAGTTGCTTACTGGTGCACTTTTGTAATCGTCAAATAGAGAAGCTAAAGGTACATTCAATTCTTTAGCGATATTAGAAAGTACGCTGATAGATGCACTACCTTTTTCTCTTATAATACCACTTATATATTGAGGTGTTACGCCCATTCTTTCAGCTAAGTTTTTTGCTGAAATACCTTTTTCGTCTAAGATTTCTTTTATTCTGTACATATCTATAATAGTTTATACCACAAAAGTAATATGCTTTATTATAATTAAATCAATACACTTTACTAAATAAAGTTAAACGCTTTATTATTTAAATCATATAGCTTGTTTAATAAAGTTATATGCTTTACTTTTGCGTTATCAAAATAAAACAACAGAACAATGGCAACACAGAAATACAACAAGAGTGAGATCATGAAGGAAGCGCATAAGATCTATAGAGAGTGCAAAATATACGGACGTACATTCGGCTCGTGCCTTAAACAGGCTTGGGGATCGGCGAAAGCGATGGTGCAGCTTGCGGAAAAACGTGCGGCGTTTGCCAAGGAGCTTGCGCAAAGATCCCATGTTGTAAGACTTACTCATGTCGGTATGGCTAGCCTTTACGGTAACAGGGTTTATTCGGGTGATTGATAACTATACATTAATAATATAAGGAATATGGGAACGATAGAAGTATTGAAGAACGTACAAAGGATTGCGTTGGAGTGTATGATCGGAAAGAAACCGGTACATATAAACGTAGGCGTAATGCCGGAGACGGGCGGTTTATGCGTCACCGTACAGGACAGATTTCACGAGGTAGTCTATATGGAGATATTCAATGACTGGATGCCGGATCACAAGGAATGGAATAAAAAGACCTACGATAGATTCATGAGCGTAATTAGCGACATGACTTGCGTAAGGCTTGCGGGATAACTTGAACGACGGGGAGAGGATCGGAAGTAGATACCCCTCCGGTAATATCGCCGGAGGGTTTGAAGGGATTTTCAACAACAAATATATTAAGATCATGAAAGAATTAGTATTTAAAGGCGATAATAATCGCATTTTCACGAACAGCTTGTTGGTCGCTGAGAAGTTTGGCAAATTACATAAGAACATTATGTAGACCATCAAAGACTTAATGACATCGGCTGAAAAATCAGCCGATCTTTTCATTGAGTCTGAATATCCAGATAATTATGGACGTATGCAGCCAATGTATATTATGAATCGTGATGGATTTACATTATTGGTTATGGGCTTTACTGGTGATAAGGCCCTTCAATTCAAGTTAGATTATATTGAGGCTTTCAACCGTATGGAAGAGCAGATCAAGACTGGAGGTTTCCAGATTCCACAATCTTTCTCGGAGGCGTTGATGTTGGCGGCCAAGCAGCAAGAGCAGATAGAACAGGCAAATAGAACTATCAGCAAGCTCCAGCCCAAGGCCGATTTCGCGGACAAGGCTTTCGAGACCTCGGACAAGGTTGATATCGGTATGGCTGCGAAGATATTGAAATTAGGGTTCGGAAGAAATATCCTCTTCAAGAAGCTTAAAGAAATAGGCGTGTTCTTCTCCAACCGGAACGAGCCAAAACAGAAGTGCATCAACGCCGGGTATTTCGAGATGACCGAGAAGTTTATTGAGAGGGAGAATCATCCGGGCTTTGTCGTGACGAAGGTACTCGTAACCCAGAAGGGGCTGGCTTACATAAACCATCTTCTGGGAGGTGATCCCGGTGACGGTAAGATTACTAGGATTGTTTGAAAGATCCCCTTCCTTGACTATGCCAAGTATAAAATGTGACCTAAATAATTAGATGTACGGATTAAGTACGTATACCCAAGACTTTAACCTTTTGTGACTTGAAAATAATTGTGAAATATTAAAAGATTGATTGAATATGAAAGAAAATGAGATTACAGAGATTAGTGATAAAGAAGCCATCTTCAAGCTGTTAGATCATTACAGAGGTGATGTCGTTAATCTGAGCGTAAGCTTTAACATGCTATTTGATGAGGTGCTGAAGATAAAACGTGATATAAAAGAGTTGAAAGGAGCAAAGCTCCCAGCTAAGGCCGCGATGATACCATTGAAAGGAGGTCGATATGAAAAGTAATATAAAGCGACTGGATAGCCTCCATGATGGTTGACTCTGGATAATAAGGGTCGGGGGATTGCCTCGGGCCCTTATTCATTACCTGCTTGTCTCCTAAGGTATGAAGCTATTAATAGTTTTGAGGCACCTAAAATAAAAAACTCCCCAAAACCTCACGGGCAAGGGAGCCTTAATCGTTTAACTATAATCAATATGAATGTGTCCAGATAACTTAAACGGTCCTATTCTCACGAACGGGAGCGTTTGTAATATCTAGATCCATTTCCAAACAGGGGCATACCTAATCATCGTCGCCGATCCTCCCGGAATGGCAAGGGTGGGTATATCCCCCTTAAACGCCTCCCAATACCACCCAAGGGAAGCGGGAAATATTTATTCAAACTATATTTTATGCCAATTGGCATAAATATACCTCTGGTTCTCACGAAAGAGCGGTATGGCTTTGATAAAGTTATTTTATGACAACCTAGTGTAATATCTTTAAGTAATGGCTCCGGTCCATCACGGATGAGAGCCATAAGGGGTTATAAATATATAACATACCATATACGCATAAAAAACGTGGCGCCGTCGCAACTACCAAGACCCGGCGTCCCCACGCCAACATAACAGGTAGTAAGCAACGGCCCACGTCTTATATATAGATTATATATACAAATAACGTGGGCGTATTGTTGCTATCGGCTCCCTGTTATGTTTATAAATTTGGGGAATTTAGGTCTTTATAGGAGACGATATCTTTAACGCCACAATGTGTGTCACGTCTTATACTCTAATCGATGACACGCGAATATACCCCATATTATCATATTCTCATAATAAATATTGAATTATTCTTCGTTTTTCAAGGTGAGGATATTGGACGTTGGATTATTATGGGTATATTTGCGAAGAGCCAAAGAGCCGTACCGGAGACGTATTTGTCCTCGGACGGCTCTTGTTATTTATACGCTTATGATAAAGATTTCTTTGATAATAGACAGTAAGGAGACGGATATAACCAACGATCTAAAGAATTGGGATGACATCGAGTTATCTTTTACTCGAAAGGATTTTGGTGGAATATATCGTAAGTTCGCCAAGAAGTTCGAGTTCGTAAAAGGAGCTTACGATCTTTTGACGGATTTATACCTATCCAAGTATATTGAATCTTCCGCAAAGATAGTGATATATCGGCAAATTAACGATCTTACGTACAAAGAGGCGTATCGTTGTTCTTTGGACTTTATGAGCTATAGTGACGATGGGTATACGCTTACCTTGAGCGCAATCGATGATGATACCTATTCCATTATCAACTCCCAGAAATCGCAGACTTTTGATATCCCTGTGAGTGATATAAATAAAATAAGCTTGATTTATAAAAGAATATATCTTAATAATAGGGTATCTTGGGTTATAAATCCAAATGACCCAGATAATGAACAGACAGACCTGGATGTTTATCCTATAAGGTTCGCTCTTGCCACGGAGTTCCCTATGGTATACGGTGACGCTAATTTTCCTATCAAAGGGATGATTGAGCAGTTTGATATAGGTTCCCATGTTGGAGAATTGTCTTATTATAGCATGACATCGTTCGTGAAAGCCTTAGCTCCGGTTAGTATAAGATTGATATTAAAGTTTGATATGAGGCTTGATTCTTATGACATGGATTTCATGCCTTCTTTGTGTTTAGGTAAAAGGAAAAAAGAGGAGATAGAGTTCCCCAAAGAAGATATAGCCTACTTTTCAGGTATTGGACAAATCGTAAATGTTAATATCGATCGAGGCATAGACCTAGAGGAAGGTGATGAATTAATGCTATTCTTTGTTTATCCCAATAGCATAATTACATATGCGAAAGCCACGTTATTAAACGTGAAAGATATAAGCGTAACGTATATCGCAAAAGGAGATCCGGTAACCATAGATGCCATTAGAGCTTCTGATTTGCTGACATCCTTGCTTAAAAAGATAGGGCTTAAGGATTATACCGGGGAAATAAAGACCGGGAATATTCCGATCCCCTATATCATGGCGGCTGAGAGCATACGTGGGATCAAGGACGCAAAGATACATACGTCATTCTCTAAGTTCACGGAGTTCGCCAAGGCCGTGTTAGGCTATGACTGGGAGATAGATGATGTCAACAGAAAGGTTATATTTAAGCCTCTGGGCGATTTTTATGATTCCGTGACCGATCCGTTGCCATTGACGGAGATAAACTCCATGACTCATACGATAGATAGTTCGGTAGTCTATAGCGGCGTGGAAGTGGGTTACGACAAACAGGAATACGACGAGATAAACGGGCGTGACGAGTTTCATTTCACGAACTCATTCAGCACGGGGATAAAGGCCACGGACAATGTCTTGAAGTTGATAAGCCCTTATCGTGCCGATCCTTATGGCATAGAGTTCCTCGTGACTGAGAGGAATGAGGAGACGAAGGACACTGATTCGGACAATGACGTGTTTATTGTGGATGCCGTCTTTGGAAGTGGTGGATTAACCCCTCGTACAATGATCGTTGAGCCATCATATCCCATAACCGGCGTTCTATTCCCCGATACCATGTTCAACGCCGCCTATTCCCCAAGGAATATGCTGATGGCCAACAAGGGATACGTCGGTATGTCCGCTAGCGGATTGATGTTCACGTCCTCGGAGGGCAATGCCGATGTATCCATAAAAGGCATATCGGAACGTGGAGGGATTTCCATAGAAGATAGTGATAGGTTGTTGAGATCCGATAAGATAAAGGTGTCTACAATTGGGTTATCCCCGTTCCCGGGTAACTATAAGGGACGGGTATCATGCTCCTTTTCCGGCAAGACGTACGTGGGATACGTGTCCGATATAACCGAGCGTATCGGGAAAGGTCAGACGGTAGATTATGAGTTGCTCCTTAAAAACATAACATAACCGTTTGATTATAAAAAAATAATACTTACTTTTGTCTCAGAGCCTAAGAGCCGTTCCCGGAGGAGTCGTATCCTTTGGGTGCGGCCTTTTTATTTATATGCGTATATGAGGTTGAAAGATTGCATTAGCGAGGTTTGCCCTCTCCTTTTTGACGTGAGTTCCCCGTCCGTGGAGAGACCGGTGGAGTATATCCAGAGGATTGGGTGGGATAACGATCCTATCATCGTGCAATGCCTGATGGGTAACGTGAGCTGCTATATGCGAATATACGATCTCTCCACGGGGCAATATATACGGGTGAATCCCTCCAAGATCAAGATAAACAATACTTCCTATTTATATGAGTTCATGATAACGATGGATCTTGACAACGGTATTTACAAGGCTGTGATAATGACGGGGTACCAATCCTTGGAGAGTGTCGTGTTCCGTAAATGTGACATTGACGAGTTTGCCGACTGCTCCTTGATAAGATATACCCATCCTGATAATATCGTTCCGTTCAAGGCCATATTCGATGCGGGGGATGATTGCAAGAGAGTATTTACCTTAGCCGTAGAGGGAGGTTTCAAGACGGATGGTAGGTCATTGCATGTGAATAACGAGTTCTTTCGTACTCAAAACCAGAAACTCATAGAGCTATATAGCGTTCCGTACGATGACATGACTTTTACCCTTGGGGATAATAGGGGAGTCCCGTTCGAGATGGGGAGATTGCTGAACAATATCCTATGCCTAGGCCATGTGGAGATAAACGGGGAGAGATACGTGAGGAGCGAGTCTAGCGTTCCAGAGCAACAAGTAGTATTGGAGGGCTCACCACAATATATCTATACGGTCAAGCTGGAGAGATCCCCATACGAGGAAGAAGACTATTCGGATTCTCCCAATCTATGGTTCCTGCGTGACGATTTCGTAGACGCTAACGGATATGTGCTTACTAACGAAGATTTATCATGGGAGGATTGATTTATGGGAAATAACGCTTCTACGAGAAGAGGGGTAAGACCTAGGATACCGGACGTGCTTACGGTTAGCGTTACGGATGACAAGATGGGATCGGACTATACTGTATACTCATCCGCCTCTACGGATAAGTATTTTTTTAGGAAAGGGAACGTGATGGGCAATAAGGACAGGTATTATATAGATGAGGAACATGTGTTCAGCTCTTACCTAGCCGATTACTTGTTCATGTACAAGAGGGATGTCGTAAAGGGAGGTGAAACCTGTGAGTCTAGCGATATGAAGGTCTTCTCTGTCAGTAAGTCCATAGAGCTTTTCGTCACGAAGACCCAGTTAAGCGATTCTATAAACGATGTCAGGTCGGAAATTCCGGATGTCAGCGGTTTCCTAACATCTTCAGATCTTAGCGGATACGCTACTAAATCTGATTTGGATAGCTTAAGGGATGAGATAATAGGAATGTTGCCTGAGAGCGGAGTAAAATAATAAAAAACGATAAAAAAATAGATGTATGGCTATAACGATACAACCCATCAAGGATAATAGGAATGGTCAGACTCCGGATAACGGGGCGCAGATGGTCGATAAGATCAACAGCAATTTTAAAAATGTATCAGAGGGAATAGGAGAGGTGGACGGTGACGCTGTCCATTTGGGAGATCAGTCATCCCAAGTAAATTATGAGACTCCTAAGACCTCTGCTGACATGGCGATACAAGCGGTGAAGGATGACAAAGGAAACGTGATAAGGGATACTTATTCTACAAACATGGCTACCGGTATAAACGAGTTCCCTGAATTCTCCGATAAAGGAGTGTACAATGCGGGGGATATCGTGAGAAAGGATGGGCGTATATACGAGTTTACGCAAGCTCATTCCTCGAAACCGTGGATTGGCACGGACGCTAGGGAGATTAATTTAAGGAAAGGAATCATAAAAGAAGTATCTAATGAAACATTTTTGAACCGTGTGGACCTAAAAAGATCGAATGATTTAGACTTGTGTACGCAAATCGGAATTTATACATGGACGAATGATGAGGTTCCTCTAAATTCCCCGGTACAAGGCTTAGGTTTAATGAACGTATTCCCCTATCTCACAGATAAAGATATTTTAAAACAAAGAATTGTCCAGCAAGTCTTCGATTATTATGGGAGAATGTATGTCAGGTATAAAGGTAGTGAGGAATGGGGCGATTGGAACAGGCCTGCGGAAAAATCCATATTGGATAACACCGTAGACAATACTTTCACTTACAGAAGAAGTTTAAATTCGGATAACAATTTAGATGAGATCTCTCATATCGGGATATACTCGTGGATATCGAGCTCGGTTCCTCAAAACGCACCAGTTAGTTACGGAGGCGTACTTCTATTATTCCCTTATTTCCGGACGGAGTATACCGAGTTAAGCCGTACCGTGCAAATAGTCATAGCCTCAAGCGGGAAGATGTTCTCCCGATATCGTACCACATCGGGTTGGGGTTCTTGGGTCTCTGGAGGATCGGGAGGATCTGGAGAGACTTATGAGGATCGATTGATGAGGGCGTTTTTAGATAAAACTTTCACGACGTGGCAACCCGAAGGTAATATACCTCGTAATTCACAAGATTTGTCATATTACAGTGGGGCTATAAGTGGGCTCCCTTATAGCTCCGTGTTTAATTTTGGTAACGACATTTACTATAACCGTGGTCTCTCCTCCTTTTTTTCGGCGGTAAAGAATAAGGGAAGTGTTTTATATAGTAAAGGTTACGGACAGGACACTAGAAGAGGCTCTTATTACGGTACCGTTTGCTCTACTTTTGGATCTTATATATCTGGTCAAAAGATATATTATACCACGACGGAGATTCCGGAGGTTGCCGAGGAGATCACCTATGTTGATATCGAGCAAATAAACATAGGTGATATTTTGTGGACTTCCGGGCATTGTAAGGTTGTTTCCTCTGTCAATGTGGATGAGGATGGCATCTATAATATCGTCGTTACGGAGCAAGGAGGATATAATATGATGGAAACGGTTTACGATAAAGATGGGTTTGAGAAAATCCTTAAAGGGATAGATCCTCATGATAAGAGGGTCTTTAAATTATACCGCTTCCAAAATCAAAGGATACCGGTTTTGCCTAAAATAGAATATAGCGAGAATGTCATTTCTGAATATGGGGATAGGACCTATTTTGAGCAAGGGCAAGATGTCTTTATAGCGGTCAAAGACGGGGATCATATTAATATTTCTGATGGAAGCAATACGAATAGATATCTTTTATCGGGAATGTCCTCTAAAATCGTGAACGGGATCGAGCTATATAATGTGCGACCATATCTGTCAGGGACGGCAGAGTATGATTTGTATACCGATAATGATGATCTTCACGCTAAACTATCTGTGATAGACATGGGTGATGTTATCTTGGATGATATTACCGTGAGGTTGACAGGATACAGCGACAATGTAAAACCTAGCTGGTATAACGTAATATACCTAATAGAAGCGGAGGAAGGAGAGTATCCGTATTTTCCTGCCCCAGAAGGATACATGGGGCATAATGCCGTGATGTGCAAGGATTTCATAAAAGACAATACTTTTAACGTAATCATGAGGGATGTGAAGGATTATGCCTCTGGATATTACGTCAGATGTTATTATGAAACAAGATTTGGATTAGCTTATAAGGATAGTAATATCATTATGATAAAATAATTTATAGATATGGATAAAGTATTACAATGAAGAGATACCTACTACATGATTTATATAAATTAAAAAATAAGATATAACCTTATGTACCGTTACCTCTCCTACATATCCGACCTCGCTAACTGGGCCAAGTCCATCGCCATAGCCGCCGTAGTCACGGCGATGGACTTCGTGTCACCGATCGAGAACTTCTTGGTGGTGATCCTGTCGCTGGCCTTCATCGATACGTTCTGGGGGTTGGCTGCGGATCACGGGGATTTCCGGAAGAGCAAGTTCATCCGTAGCTGGGTGTACATGCTAGTCTATTTCCTGATCATAATCATCTCGTTCTGGATAGGCGTGATGATGGATATATCGGAGGATAACGCCAAGGCTTTCGTGTCTTGGATCACGTGGGCGATGATATGGTTTTACGGTACTAATGTCTTGAAGAACATGGGCAAGGTATTCCCGGATAACAAGGTGATAGCCTTCTTGTATTGGGTTGCCGCCGTAAAATTCATTAGTAAGGTCAATTTCTTGGATGAGTATAACAAGACAAAGAATAAAAAAGGCTCCCCAGATCCAAAAGGATAGGGGAGCCGGATAAATTTTAGCTTCCTGTCTTTCGCAAGGGAGGATAGCAAGGTTAACAAAGCGCATAAAAGTATAAAAAATAATTGATATGAGAACGATTAACAGGAAAATCAACTTGATCGTGATCCATTGTTCGGCCACTAGGGTAGATAAGGATTATACCCCTGAGCAATTAGAGAGAGACCACAAGGCGAGAGGATTCAACTCCGCGGGTTATAACTATTATATCCGGAAGAGCGGGGAGATAGTATCTATGCGTCCATTGGAATTGATTCCGGCTCATGTGACCGGATATAACAAGAATAGTATAGGAATATGCTATGAGGGTGGTCTTGATCCGGACGGGAATCCGGATGATACACGTACGGAGGCACAGAGACAGTCGATTATAAGGCTGTTGTTGGATTTGGTCGTACAGTTCCCGGATAGTAGGATCTGCGGTCATCGTGACCTATCCCCGGATCTTAACGGTAACGGTAAGATTGAACCGGACGAGTGGATGAAGATGTGTCCATGTTTTAATGCCGAGGAGGAGTATCGCAATATATGAAACCTTGGAAAGTAATATTAATACTAGTGTGCTTGGTAGCCAGTTTCACGGCTGGCTACCATATCAGGGGGGATGTGGCTAGTGATTCGATATCCAAGACCGACACGTTCATCAAGGTGGATACGATACATGACAGCATCCCGTACCCGGTTTATGAGACACTGGTAAAAATAATACCGGAGCCATTCCCTGTTTATATCACGTTGGACGGTGACACGGTCATAGAACCTATATATGTTCCTATGCCGATCACCCAAAAGGAGTACAAGACGGATGATTACCGGCTGTCAATATCCGGCTATAAGCCTAATCTTGATTACATCGATGTATATCGCAAGACTGAGTATATAACCAAGACGATCACCCCCCGTAGATGGGGAATAGGTGTTATTGCCGGTTATGGGATCGGGAAACATGGACTATCACCTTACGTTGGATTGGGTGGATTCTGCAGGATTTGGTGAGGCCTCCATGACTCACGTCCGGGAAGCCCCTATTAACTAGTAATAATAATTCGTCATATGAATAACAAGGGTTGACGTTTTTTTGTTCATGGTTAATTTAATATTAGTTTGATGGTGACTTCGTGAGAACGAACCGGAAAGGGAAGATAAAGAAAAAAAAGAATCTTCCCTAAATAATCGGATCGGAAGTTTGATTATTTTTTCATGCCACGCACGACGGGAAGATTCTTATATGTCTTTCTGCCGTGCATTTTTTTGCCCGGCTTTGATAGTAAAACAAACCACGAAATAAAAAGTTTATGAATAAGGTGGAAATTTTTTACAAAAAAGTGATAGAGGCTGTCTGCAAGGAGTGCGGAACCGATCCGGTAATGATGTTTAGCAACAATAAGGAGAGGAACGTTGACGCTAGGGGAGTGGCTATAACCATACTGGCCGATCGCAAGTTGAGCGACAATATCATATCCGATCTGACGGGGATGACGAGGCAAGCCGTGAACCGGATGCGTAATTTGTATCCGGACAGGATAAGGAGGAGTTACTATCTGAGAAGAACGGTGGAGAGCGTCAAAGAGGAGCTATCCGGTACGGTCTGAGGGTGCGTTATGTTGTAAGACATGTGATTTGTCTATGAAAAAATTTTCATATAACAAAATTTTTTGCGACATTTGCGGCGTAAAAGGTGATTTTGTAGCCTCGTCAAGTAACCAGCCTTGGCAGAGGCTTTGTTGTATACGAAAAGTTTCATTATGGAAATATATATGCCACATGCGGTAAATGATATTAGGATAGGAGAAGCCTTCAATCATCTATTCAGGATAATCCTGAAAATGGAGAATTCCGATGATGATGATTTCATATGGAACTTCCAATATACGGCATTTGTGACTCCATTTTTCTTATTGCCTCTTATGCTTTATAGAGATAAGTGCGGTAAGAATGTGGTTTGCAAGAATATATCGGACAGTGTTAAAAGCTATCTGGACTCTATTCATTTTGAAGGAGGTGTAGTAGCTGACAGTGTTAGTGATTTTCATAATTATATGGAATATTTTTCTATGAAAAAATATATTCCTATAATAAAGTTCCCGGGATGTAAAAGCAAGGATAGCATAAAAAACGATATACTATCTGTAGCAGAGAATATAATGATAAGGCAATTAAATATTGAAGGAGAGTTGAGAAAGGCTTTATCTTATATGCTGACTGAGACGATTGACAATATATCTGAACATTCAGAGAGTGAATTTGGTTATATATTTGCTCAGTATTATCCGTCAAAGAGTTATATAGACATTTGCATAGCGGATAATGGTATAAGTATACTGGGTAGTTATGTTAAGTCTGGCAAGGGAGGTATAACTAACGATGTGGAGGCTTTAAAAAGCGCGGGAAAGGGTATATCGACTAAAAATTTACCAGATACCGAGAATCGTGGTTATGGTATAAGTACTTGCAAGAGAATGTTGTCTAAGGGACTTGGAGGAACATATTTTTTGCTGTCTGGGCAAGCGTTTCATCTTATGTCAGAGGAAGAGACATCATATATAGGACTTCCTGATTATATAAAATGGGATGGAACTATAGTGGCATTAAGGATACCATATAAAGAGGAAAGGATGTTTAATTTTTATGAATATTTAGAATGAAGATCATGGAAAAGACAATTGTGATATCAGAATTGATAAGGGGAGAGCTTCGTTCTAGGACAGAAGCTAAAAAAATCTATATAAGGGCTAAGGATTTGAATAGCCCATGTGTACGTATAGATTTTAAGGATGTATATTTTATGTCTCGATCATTTGCGGATGAGTTATGCAATACAATAGAGGCTTTGGCCTTGGATAAAGTGAGGGTCTCTATGGAGAATGAGAGCGACTCTATAGATCTGATGATGAAAATAGTAAAAGGTAATAGAAATAAACCGAGGAATATGCATGAGGACAGTGAGGTTAAAGAATTTTCGGACATGGATTCATTGTCAGAGTTCCTGTCTACCATATAAAATTATTTCATGCTATATAAAAGAGAATGATATGAAAAATTTAGATGAAAAAATAGCTAAGGAGTATAATGAATTCCTAGAAAGGAATAGTTTTGATAAATACTCAGATAGAAAAAACATATATCTAGTCCAAACACGCTACAATGCATGTATTGGAAACAGCCTTGCATAAATTAGGAGAAGAATTATTGGCTATAAATTTATAATTAACCGCTATCCTTATGCTTCCTATGGCCCCCAAAAATCTGGGGGCTTTTTTTGTCTCATTCCCTTCCGCAAAGAACTAGCAACAACCTCGCAACAAGCTAGCAAGGAGATATTTATTTAGCAGAGCACTTCTCTGGATTTTTGTGGTGTCCGGGATACCCGGACATGATCATTAAAAAATCTAGGTTATGAGAATTAAAGGAATGAATGGTGAGGAGTACAGTGTCACCGGGCAAGGCCAAGGTAATTACAACACCGTGGGAGCTTCCGCAGGTATCGCTTCTTTCTTGGGATTGAACGCCGGGAATCTTTTGGGTGGTTGTGGCAACGTAAGGAACGCTGGATATGGCGGTCCGGTTGAGGTAATCACATCCGAAGACAGGCCTATTTCCCGCTATGAGGCTGGGATGATGGATAAGATTTCCGCTAAGGACTCTGAGATCGCCTTGTTGAAATCCAACACTTACACTGACCAAAAGTTGGCGGATGTTTATGACCGCTTGTTGACAATCATCAACAGGAACAAGGAGGAACAAGCCTCAATTAACATGAACCAAGCCGTTTACAATGGGACTAACACCGCTACATTGAAATGCATGCAACAGCAGATCGCGGATCTAGCGGCATTGAGCGAGTTGGTGATCCCGCAGCGTAAGGTTTGTGATACGGGATGTTGCGGATGTAATTGATGATGACCATGTACTCTAACGCTCAAAAACTGGCGGCTGTGCTCAATAAGTGGGCACAGCCCGCTATCCAAGGTCTCTTGGGAACTCGGTTGGGACAACTTCCTTTCATAGCGAACATAGACGCTAAGTTACGCTCCACGGGTTGGGTAAGTCCCATGTGGAGCATATCCAAGGAGATATCCCCATTGCTAGACGGATTGTCATCCTCATTAGTTGAGCCGATGTTGGCTCGGTACCTTCAAGGCATCCCCGATGAGGCTATCCCGGAGTTGGCGCACAAGGTGGTGGAGGACGCTATAAGAAACGGCGGGCTTTCCCTGTTTGAGGGAAAGGTCGAGTTCGAGACCGATGACTTGGAGGAACTAAGGACGTTGTTGCGTTACAATCTTCCGGTCCCGGAAAAGACCGGCTCATACGAGGTATTGACAGAGGAACCTATTCCACAAGGTGATGATGTGGATAAATAAATAATCAATAATAATTACGATCATGATTCAATTAACACCAATTGCGATCGCCGCTACCAGCCAACAATACTTGACTAATGTAGTGGAGAATTTATGTCAGGCCTATTGCGCAGACAATGGCGTACAGCCTACCGGCATAGTCAATTTCACCGTCGCCGAGCAAAGTACGGTGAATACGCAAACGACGGTTACGATCAATGCCGCCGTACTTGTGGCTTATACGCCCAAGGGATCCTGCAGGACGGTTACCAAGCAATGGGTCGAGCAATTCAAGGTAGCTTTTATCGGGGCCGCTGGCGCTGTTCCCACGATATCTCTTACCCCTCTCGTCACCCAAGTCACGCCCGAGAACGTCAAGTGTTGTAACCGTGCCTACGGTGTAAGTTTGGCTACCCCATTGACTATTTCCGCTACCTTTCCAGCGGCTCCCGGCGCTTGATTCATTAATGTTTAAAATGCAAGATCATGCGTTACAAAGAACTGATGAAGGATTACCACTCAAAAGGGATGGTATCCGAAAAAAAGATGTGGGAGGCCATAGGAGAGCTGGACGAGGCGATGGAGTGTCTAAAGGAAAAAGATCCCGAGAAGTATGACGAGGCCATACGTGATATACATGAGGTTTTTTGCGGTCCTCATTATAATGAGCATTTCGCTAAGATGGACGTGGCGGCAATGCACCATAAAGGCAAGTCGGGGGAGGATAAGGGTGAGCACTGGAACATCCAGCAAGTAACCGCCGTCGCTAAAGGCATGAGCGTACCGGGCAACGCTAATATTTGGGATGTTTACGTTGCGCTAAATTCAGCGTGGCACGACAAGGAAGTAAAGTTCACGGAATGGTTCGGCCCGGACGCTGAGAAAAAGATCATCGAGGATGCTATTAATTTCTACTTCATGGATGATGACGCTCCGGAAGGCAAGGTCTGGATTTATATGTGTGCCATGGATGACTAAGAAAACCAAAAATAAAGGACACGCAAAGAAGGAATCCGCAAGACGGGAGATAGACCGTCTTGCGGATTCCTTGGATTTCGAGCCTGTCAACTTCTATGAGGTGATGGCTCGGATTAGGCACTTGATGTGCCTGTTATGATGACATGTATTTTTTTACGACATCCATATTACTAAAGGACATGGATAGAAACCGCACTGAGTCATTCCTTACGCTAGTCAATGCCTCCACGTTGTCTTCAAATGGATTTAACGATTTTATGGCGGAGACAAGATCATGCATACAATAGCATGCCAACAATACATACGATCCCATGACCTCTGAATTGTTTTGTTCAGCGGCTTTATGCAATACTTTGTCTGCGAATCCCATCTTAACCATATTGCCATTGTCATCTTTTTGATACATAGGTATATCAACTCCCATTTTGTCCTTGAAAAAATCCGCTATGGATAAATTAGCCTCTGCTTGTAGGCATCCGTATAGCCTCTCCAAATCTTTCGGGATGGTCTCTTGAACTATATCTATCCAATCATCACAGACCAACTCCCTTATGACTGAGTAAGGCTCAAGCCTGTCATTGGGAATATCCATGACTTTCACGCTTCCATCCTCGTTATAGTCATCGTCATCGCCGCCATATTCATTAACGCTCTCGACACGTTTCGAGGAAGCGTAATATTTCCAGCTCCCACCAAACTCTGTCAGGTATTCATCCAGTGTTTTTATCCATCCATTCAGCTTGTATATGAATTGATGAAGATACATTTCCCACAAGCATGTATCATAAAAAAGATCAATGCAATATCGGCTATTTTCATCATCTTTATGACGAAAAGTACGGGGTGCGGATATGATTCTCGCCATATCCAAATTCCCTAACACCTTATTGAAAAAGTTGGCCAATAAACTGTCTTCATCTATGCGTGATAACAGCTCATAAAAAGGTTTATCTCTCATTAGACTGAAATTTTAAGGTTATACAAATCAAGGATGAACTTCTTCCCGGCCTCCGTCCAATACATATGCTGGCGTGTCTTAATCTCATGATTTCAATTTATTTATTATTTAATGATTATATAGTCCCCGCAATCTTCAATATACTTTATTCCGGCACTATCAAGAGTATTCTCTATGTCCACTTGGCACAGGCAAGATTCCGGTATGATATTGTCATACCCTTCCGCTGGGATCATTTTCGTGATTTGCGGGAAATGATCCTCTAGTTGTTTAGGGGATTGTATTTCTACATCCCCGTCGTAAATAAGTACGCACATATTATTAGAGGTTAAATTATAGTTGTTTGAGTAAAAGTTTTTATGTCTCACGAATATATTAAGTTGTTTATGTTGTTTCTCGGACGAAAGGAATATCTTGCGTTGGCATGATATCGCATACGAGTCTTTTCGTTTCGCATCGTTCCCCATATCCTTTAAATTTTTATCAATATCATCAAAAGGCTTGGATGCCTATTGGCTCATGCGATCGATATATGGTGGTACGCAACAATTTCTCCCGTCCGGGAAAACTGTAGGATGATTGATATTCACTGATTCTACAGAGTCTTTTCTTTGGGCATCTAAAAATGCCTCTATCTTGCTGGCCAAGGTTATGAGCATATCCGATTGAAGCTCATTAAACTCCTTGCAGAATCTCATATCATCTTTATGCTTCTCTTCCGGAGACCGATCATCGCCTACGCTGCAATATCCGGCGAAAGAGTTTACCGGTAAGGGCCTCATAGCTTCTATAGCTAGTTTGATCGATTTTTCTTTGTTTTCTTCCATGATTTCTTACTGTTTTGCTATCAATTTCAATCTATATCCTAAATCTTTCGTTTTCTCATCCTTATCTATCAGATGAGAGTACAATTCATCCATTATGATATAAAATACCACTTTGGGCAAAGGCTTTTGAAGGTAATTTGCGAAGTCTTCAAACAATAAATGTTTGGGGGTTACTTCTTCTATTTCTTCAAAACATTCATGCAATGGCTTAAATTGTAAGCCATGTTTTTGGGGATTTGTCAACAGTTCCTTGTAGGCGTTGACTGTTTCATGTGATAATACCATAAATTCATTATTCTTTAATTATGAGCCTTCATGAGAAGGCTCGGTTAATACTATTCCTCAGATCGAGTATAGGCATCCAATGGGTAACACAAATTTTATCACCATTAATATCATACCATTCATTACATTCTCTGCAATACCAACCCTGTTGTAAGTATTTAAAATAATCAGTACACCAGCAGCCAGTTATTACCAGATCTTCATCATCAGGTAACTTATCTTTTGTGCTTATCCACGGGAATTGCTTTGCCTGCCATTCGGCACCGGCTATAAATCCCTGATAATACGCCGGGAATGCACTACCGCTACTCCTGCTTTCAGCGAAGAAATGAGCCGCTTCTTCTACCGTCTGTCTCTTATCAATATCTCTTTCCATTGTTAATGCTTATTGTTTAAATATCCACATTCCGCAAGCTTACAGAGCATACCATAGGCTACATTTAAGATTGTTACATTCTCGTTGAAATAGAACGATAAATCCTCTAACACCTCAAACTTACCAAATAAATCAATTTTATCATATCTGAAAATCATTTCTGATATGTACCAATTCAATGTATAGTCATCTATCTGTTTTGGCATGAGAGCCAACATATCTTGCAAGGTAAATGTCTTGCCACTCTCATTATACTGTTTAGCATAAAAATTAACACAGACTGGTATAAACTCGATTTCATCATCTTCGCTATAATCACAACTTGGCCGGGTGCTTATAAACTTCATGCTTGCACTGCTCACGTCAATACCTAATTTAATAAGGTGTTGCATTTGTTCTACTGATAATACCTGTTCATTCATAATCATTCAGTTCTATAGGATTTACCACTAAATTTCTCATCGCCATCTACCAATATATGATAACTGATATAAGGCTTGTTCTCTTTATCGTTATGCTCTTTGCGCTTAACTCTCGCTTCTTCGATTGTATCACATTTACACATGGTGTATTCGGGATAACCATCGAAGTATCTTACGACTCTATATTCTTTGCTCATATTTATTTATCTGTTAGGAATTTCTTATTCAAGTGACCTCTCTTGATGAGCCACTCTATAGCGTCAATCACATTGTCCATCAAGTTCTCCTTGTTGAAGGAGTTTGCGCAAGTATAAGTCTTGTCGCCTTCCTCATCCTCGATCTTGTCCGATGCGTACATGAGTTCAACGAAATTTCCGGATAGGTAATAAATCATTCCGTCTATATCGTCTTGGTACGATTTTGGCATCATGTCTATTAAAGCCGATAGAGACCAAGCCGGGAATGCCATATCTTGACCCACGTGCCCTTCAATCCTTCTATATTCAAATGCGACCGGACATTCGAACTCGTCAAGATACATGTCCGCCGTCTTCGGGTTCACCCCGGCCTCTAATAGCCGGGATGATTGTTCTTTATTCGTGCAAATCTGATTCATATCATCTAAAACTTGGCATTAATATTACATTTATCCCATTCTCGAACCTAAACAGGTTAGGTTCAGATGAAGGGTTCGAAACAAGAACACAAGAGGTGATATCAATAAGCTTCATGAGATTTATCATTTTAAGCACACGCCCGGATTTAAAAGGATTCCCGTGTATGTCAATGTCATATTGGGGATCTTTTATCATTTCCTCAGTCTCGCCTAAATGACCATTTCCACGACATACGGGGCATTCCTCCTCTTCTGTATAGATTATATCATCAAAACAAAACTCATAATCAACCATCCCGGTACCTGCGCAAGCATCGCACTTATACGTTTCATTTATCATCGGAACGTCATCGTACAATTCCTTCAACCAAGACAATTCTATGATCTCATGGCATTCTTTCCTTATATTCAACACAGATGATACATCTGGCTTGTCTTGATACGGATACCTAAGACCTATCAAGGATATAGGTATTGTTATAAGCGTGATAGCGTCAGTGGCACATACCATGTCCCCTTGCTTGAACGCTTGGTTTAATGCTGGTCTATACTTGTCGTTACCGACAAATAAATTGAGGATTTTTGTTTCATTTTTCATATTTACCCCTCCTGAATAATTGTGCATTCTATCTCTTCGTCCCATGTTACATCCACCGGATCGTACTCATACTCTCCATCGGACGTGCGGATCATTACCTCCGCTTCCGGGTCTTGCTCTTGTAATAGAGCGATTAGTTCTTTATTTCTCATGCTAATTTTCTCCTGTTGATTTAAGGGGGTATCCCTTGGACGGAATACCCCGGGTAAGTATTAGTTCTGCTCTGCGAGTTTCTTGAACTCCCCTAGCAACATATAGATCGTGGCGATATCGTCCTTGAAACGATCCACCGTTTCCTCGTTGATGCACCATGAGTAATTGAATACAAGGTCTGTCAATTGTTCGCACATTTCCGATGGATTGATAACCTTGTTAATGAACTCGTTGAAGGACGTGAAATCGTATTCTTTAGCCTGCATAGTTCAACTCCTCCATCTTTGAAAATCCCAATACTAGCATAAGAGAATCGAATTTGTCCACATACCACTCCGGTTGAGTTTCCTTCGGGTTGTTCTTGTTTATCTGATTCTCTCCGTATTCGAGTCCTTTCTTGGATATGGAGTTGAAATATTTGATCTTGCCTTTAGATGATTTACGTGATATACGTTCGATATATCCTAGCTCGATAGCCCTTTTGTAGAATTGATTCCGTGATACCTTGTAACCTTTCTCGTTGAGTAGATCGGTAGCCGACTTCATCACTCCTTTTGACGGCACGTAATCGGGCAATGGCAATCCAAGTGGCGTGGCTACCTTCTCCAGTAATGACAACTTGGAAACGTCATTGAGGTTCAGCATCTCACTTACGCCTTTCACCCATTCGATTCCGGCACGGACTTTTGTCGGGGTGACGGACGATGGTCTGGATTGGCTAATTGATTTGCTTTCTTTCAGTCTTTCCTCGCAAGCGATGAAGTAACGGCGGGCTTGCTTCCCTTTCTCGCTTCTTTGGATCATTGATACTTCTTTCGCCATGCTTAATGTCATTGCGTAATCTTGAAGTTCTTGATTCGCAAGGGTGTTAAATACTTTACACCCTACATAGTCCTTGTTTTCGTCGAAACCGTACTGTAGTTGCCGATCAAACCAAGACTGGAATCTTTCTGTACAACCTAAAAAGTCGTACAAAGCTCTTGCGCTAACGGCTTTCTTGCCATTACTCTCATTAATGGGGATTAACGCCCCTACGTTTGTTGTAATTTCTGCCATTTTTGAAGTTCTTTAGGCATTACAGGAAAGTTTTGTGCTGCATCCCTATTTAGCAGGGCAAGCGAAAAGCGGTTGCTTCCGACCCGTTGAACTTCACCACATAGGCAGTGGGCGCATTAACGCTCCACACGGGAGAAACAACCGCTATATCATATAGATGCAACGATCTTACAAGCATAAAAAATGCCCGCTATATATGGCAGGCTTCCGCTTGCCTATGTGTATGAAGTTCGCTGCAAATGTACCACTTCTTTCCAAAACGCCAAATAAAATCCTTGAAAAATTATCCCGCCCTGTCAAAAGCCTTCTCAAAGACCTCCGGCCTAAGTATAGCGTTCGTTATCGCCGTGAACGCCTTCACGATCCCGGGCTGCTCATTTAAGTTTATTCTCACGTCCTTCCCCGTGACCTCACTTGATAACCGATCGCTCAGGTACTCCACCTTGTCCAGTGCCAGATAGGAAAGGGGATTGTACGCCAACGGGACGATCCCCCGCATCCTGTCGCCGAAATCGCTTATCGTGATCCTAGACATCTGCGCCAGCATGTTTATCGTGGATGACAGGGATGCGATCCGGTTAGATGAGCCCGATACCCCGTGATCCAGCAATATCTGGCTGATCGTGTAATAATACCTCTCAATATGAGGCTGTACGTCCTCCTCCATGCTTTGCGTTATCTCGGCGAACGCCTCCTTATTGGCCTTGGCTATCCGGAAGATGTTCGTGTTATAAGCGTCTATCTCTTTTTCGATAGCGTTGGCCGTCCGTTTGGCGTTATGCCTGTAGTGCTCGCTATTCCTAATGGCCTCCATGAGCGATACCGTGTAGTTATACGCTTGGTCGTTAACGAAAAGTACCATGTATGTTAGCGAGGTGACAAGGCCGTTCGTGTCCTTGTCGATCTCTTCCCAATCGTTGTATTGTCTCATTCTTTCATCCTCCGGATTATATAATCAACAACGTCCTTTACGGTAAGGCATCGTCCGGGATCATCATCAGGGATCGATATGCCAAACTCTTTCTCTAATTCCATTAATAACTCTATCTCGTCAAGACTGTCCATCCATAGATCATCCTCCAGCTTGGATTCCATCGTAAGTGGCTGACCTTTGTGATAACGTTTACTCTCAATGATCTCAAATACTTTGTTCTTTATAGTTTCTTTTTCCATTTTCATGATCGTTTTATTTATAATTGAAACATTGATGTCTGTATTATCTTTTTACCACTAGGTAATATGATTTCACCTAGGCATTCTTCCTTAAACCTTTTATCTTGGGCATTGAAATATTCCTTGTCTATCTCGGTTGCGTAAAAATCAAAACCCATTTTATAGGCGGCTATACGGCTGCTTCCGCTCCCCAAATGAGAGTCATAAATTTTGTCACCGGGATTGGCGTAATTTTTCAAAATCCAGAAATACAATGAGAGCGGTTTTTGGTGTGGATGTATCTTTCTCTTTCCGGTCTCATGTCCCATCCTATATCCATCCCACGGAATGGAGACAAGATTGCATGGGATTTTTTTTGACACGTAGGCTATCTCACATTTCGAGTATTTAAACACATCGTTATTGTTGCTCATCTTATCCCAAACAATCAAATAGTTGGTATTTCCTAGATATTGGGTGTAATAATTATATCCCCATATGATCTGATCCTTGCTAATTCTTTTTAACTCATCGAAGTATGACGCATCCTTGATGGGGCTATTCTTATAGGATGTATCCTTGAATTTATACCCATTATTCCTTTTCTTCCAGTCCTCTCCTATACCATACGGTGGATCAACGATAGCTAGATCAAAGAATTTATCAGGAATGTTTCTCATATAGTCCATACAATCCTCGTTGTAAACTTCGCTTATAGCCATAATATTTGATTTTTATTTACTCTCATCATAGAGAATACGGTATTCAACTATGATAAATGATTAAACCTTATTTGTTTTAGCGAACACCACCGACTCGTGATCCGGCCTCAGATGGGCCATGCAAGCCTTGCTGTACTCGCAGAATCTCGCTCCATCGTCCCGGAAGACGCATCCTCTGCAAACCGTTGCCTTGGTATTGAGGTATGGCTTGAATCTCAATACCTGCACGTTTATTTCCCCTACTTTTACCGTGAACCCGGTAGGGGTGTTCCTTAATCTGTCTGTTATTTCCATGTTATCTTCTCCTGCTTTCTCCGTTTAGGATTATCACGTTAAAACTCTTGAACCTGTCCACCAGCCTAGTTCCGAACCGATTCTTGAAATCCGTGACGGATAGGTTGGAAGTGATATGATACTTCTTCTGATGGGACTGGTATATCTCGTACCTCGCGTATAGGAACTCGTCTATTACGCTGTTAAGGCTGGTGCCGTAGCTTTTCTGGTTCTCCGTCTCAAGACCGATATCGTTAAGGCAGATATCGAACGGGTTCCCTTCCATGCTCCCTTTCCCGGCCTCCTCGTTGTACGTGAACCTGTCTATGTGACCATGGATCTTGTAATAGTTCATCATCTGGGTCACGGATAGGTTCACGAAGCGTTTGGGGTTATCCGTCAATTTCAGGTAATCGGCGAATATCTGCATCATGAGCGTTTTGCCCGTTCCCGGATCTCCCACGATAAGGAGGTTCTTGTGCAGCTTATAGTTCTCCTCCGGGAATACGGACTCGGCCAACGGGCAATCGTTGAAATAATACAACAGGAATCTCAAAACCTTGTCATTCCCCCTGTCTGTCTCGAATTGCCGCCTCTCGATCCCTAGGTAATTACAACCTAGCGCCTTTATCATCCGGGCGTGGCTGATGTACTCCGTATCGTCCGAGAGATCGTACCTAGAAACGTTCTGTATAGTCCTTGCGTGCTTCTTCACTAGGTTGAACACCTGTTTTTGCTGGAGCCTCTCTTTTTCCGTAGGCCCCCGCATGGCTTGTATAGCCTCCGAAAGTTTCTTTTCTTGTTCCTCCATATCTTTGATTATAAGCCCTTAGTCCTGTTCCTTGCCACCAATAGGTGAATCGTCTCTTAACGTCATCTATCGTTTTTAGCGTATCGCCCTCCCCGGTGGATACCATCCAAGCTAGGAAGTTATCCAGCTCGCCGGGAATGAGGTCATTGAAAGCGACGCTCAATCCCGATATCTGGCAAGCGTATCTGCGCCATTCCTCGTCCTTCAATAACTCATTCTTGAAATTATCGAAAAGCGTCTCACGCGTATTAAGACTCTCTCTATTTTTATTTCCTTTCCTTTCCTTTTCTTTTCTTGTTATAATTTCATCCGTTTTTGTTATAACATTGTTATCGTTATTTTGCGGATTTGTTATAACATTGTTATTTCCCCATCTTTTAGCCATGCCTAACTTCCCGGCTTCTGATCGTTTTCTTGATTTCTCGTCCTTGAATCCCATCCTTTGCTTGAAACTCTCGGAGTAGAAGTACTTACCGTCCTCGGTAAAGACAAATAACCCGAAATCCTCAATGACGGACTTTATTAAGGATGCGTCCTCACGAAGGTCAAAGGCTATCATGTTATAATCTTTGACACTCATATAGTTTGGCTCCTCTCTAAGACGTTCTAATATCATGAAGAAAACACCATATCCGGCGGCCTTATGCTTCATTCGTAAACGAATCAGCTTATCCGAGTTTCTGGCATTGCTATCGTGCGGAAAATAGCTTGTCAGCTCTTTCCTTGTATCCATACGCTAATTCTCCATAAGCATGTTGTTTATATCATGTAATCATAATTTTCTTTTGAATACATCGCAAAACCTAAGACTATTAGCGACTCTTCCAGTATTTAGCACTATGCACCATACAGCTAGTCCCTTGTGAGGATGTCCGTTGGCGCAATCGCCACATTTCACCTTTTCTTGCTCGTCTTTCTTCTTAGCCATTTCAATCCTTTATGCCTTTCTGATCCCTCAAATCCTTTATTCGTTTCTTGTAATCTTCGATCATCAATTGGTAATCGAATGCCGAGAGTTTAGAGATAGAGTGCTTTTTCACCTCAAGCTCGTTAATTACTTTTATGCCATACTTATTTATCAAGCCCTTGGCATAACCGATGTTGTTGCCCTCGTCGAAACGGTTGCAAGACCTGCATTGAGCGTTGCAGTTTCTCTCGCTGTATCTGGTACCCATATGTGACCGGTTGACGAAATGTCCGCAATCTGCCTCTTTCCAATGCACGATCTTCCCACAGCTTATGCAACGGCAATAACCGTTGTTGTCAGCATCCCTTATTCTTATAAATACGGAGAATATACGGTCTAGTCTGTTCTTTAAAGAGGTTATGTTCTTTACTTTTCCCATGGATGTTTTCTTTTTTCGTTTATTAATAAGAATCCTGCCAAGATCACTGCTATAAGTCCGAGTATTGCGGTGATAAGGTATATGGCCATTGTCAAGTGATCTAAATCTTGTATTGTTCCCATGATTATATGTTTGTTATTCGTGGACGGTGCCGGGATCGAACCGGCCTCTTTACGTCATGCGCACTCCGTAACGTTTCATCCCGGAATACTTACCGCCCGAAATCCCCGCATATCCTCACGGACGGCGGGGATAATCATTAACTAACCCAAATCTAATACCATGAAAAACACACTCTAATATTAATATCCTTAGTTCTGAATCTTTATTAAATCGGGTATCGCTCCATAAATGGGGGTACGACCATCCCATTTGTCGATAAACTGCTTATAAAGAATTTCTTTAGTCAATCCTCTCGAGGTGATTAACGCTTGTTCCGTTTTCAATTGCTCCAACTCGTTGCGTTTCCGTTGCTCCGCTATCTGCTGGTCTAAAACCGAAATATTGGTGTTAACTTCATTCCTACTATCAATTTTCTCGCGAACCGCCTTGGAAAACTCTAATTGCGCTGAGAATGTGAGTAATTGAAGACCTCTTTTCTCGAATTCCTTATCTACAATCTGCTCAAGGCGCTTCTCAAAAAGAAGAGAACCTCCGTCTGCCATTAAGCTATCGGTCTTATGTTTACGGCTTTCCTCCTTGATCAGGTCATAGATGCGAGGTTCTAGTATGTTATCCTCCAATGATTGCATGAAACCGTCTTTGCCTGATTCCGTATCGGCCTTGTCTATGTGCTTGTTATCGAAAACAACGTCTATTGCCCTGTTTTTGATAACCTTGTAGGAGTAAGTGGGGCGTGCGTTAAACTCCGTATTGTCTGCGGCTTTTAACGTGACAGGGCTTCCGAACTCGCCTCGTTGGTCGAATAGCGGGACTTGAAATAATTCCGTGCCCCATTCCCAAGTTGAAACCCTGCCCGATACGACCTTGAAATCCTCCTTCCCTTGTTTCCCGTAATTTTCCATCAATACCCCAGCGTAATTAGGTGCTACACGTTCACAAGAGGATAAAAATACCATAGCGATTATCGCTATAGTAAAAAACTTAAAACTTGTCCTTTTCATTCTTGATAAAATTAAATAGTTTGTAAATTATAAATAATGAACTAGTTAACATAATGACTATTCCTAGCCATGCGTCAACATGGTTAAAAACTCTGTTCCCTACCGGAATAAAGGCTATGGCCAATATCAATATCCAGTGTTTGTTGATAAATTTCTTCATGATCTTTTTATTTATTAAACCTCCAACTCCTCGATTAATAGCTGTCCACATCCCATGAACCATACTTGGGAAGCTGGCGATTTCTGGAGCAAGGCGATCTCTATTGCGGCCTCCTTGAACTTGCTCTTGTCATGCCCGGCCTTTTGCCTGATGAAGGATTGCGTTCTCGTAATGAGATCTCCGTCCCCTTCCTTGGGATCACGGGTTATGATATCCTTGCACTCTCTCATCTTATCCTCTATTGATTTAGAGGTGTCGGACAATGATTTCTCTATCTCTTTTTTATCGATATCTACAACTCTCTTATTGACATCCGCGTTGAACGGGAATACATCCATCAACTGGGTTTCCGTTACCGAGGCGATGGTATAATCCGCCAATGTACCCTTCATTCCATCTTCCAATACGGCGATGGCCTCTTTCAGCGTAGTGGCTTGGGCAAGCATTTGTGCGGCGGTTTTCTTTTCCGCTCCGCTCTTCTCGTCCAACGTGATAAAATAAACCTTGATCTTATAGAACCGGTCACCATTCTCGTTGAAGAATAATTCGGATAAACGAGCTCGTTTAATGTCTGTTACCGTGAACTCACCCGTGATGAAGGGGCGGATCTCCTCGGTGATGCGAGCTTCCGCCTCCGTAAAAGACAGGGCGTCTACCAAGTAAGGCTCGGTTACTTTTTTCTGCGTGCCATTTTCCAGCATTTTCTCGTAAGAGACCTTACATTCAAACCAATTGTGCATTGCCATAATCAATCCTCCTTCTTATACCAGCTTGGTTTAACCTGTGTAAGTTCCCACTTTATATAATCCTCGGCAGTCCAATCGTCGAAGCAAATATCCACTTCTCCATCTTTGGGGTAAGGACATAGGGTGTATTCCAAAGGATTGTACCCATTCTCTAATTTAAACTGCTCTATTACGTTCAACACATTTTTATCAGTTGTTACCATCGTAATCTCTTCCGGGGCTACAGGACCACACACTTCTGAATGTTTACCCAATACTTCACCGAAATACACCTCAAGTTCATGTTCTACAAGGTAATCTATATGCTCTTTTTCGGCAATAAACAACCCTTCAAGACTACCGCTTCTTCCGTAGTCAAAATTCATTTTAAACAGTGCTTTCATAAATCAGTCCTCCTCTTGTTTCGCTAATTTTCTAACCAATTCTTTATTCCATCCTTGGATAAATCCGTTTTCGTCAATATCCATGATGATGTAATCGCCGTAGCCATTATCTTTAGGACACATAACTTTAGGAACATACCCATCGTAAGATTCAATGACATCCATGTCTTTATCAAGAATATCGCACTGAAAATCATCGCATACTTTATAATGAACGTCAGCATTAAACCCATTCTCCCAATTGATGATCTTCCCTGTTTCAATGTCAATGAGCGGTCGCCAACGATAATTTTGCCCAATTAAGATATGATTCTTGTCACCTATAAATTCGGCACAAGGGATAGTTGGCGGATTTTCAATATCGCTTACTCCGTTTATTTTTGCGTCCTCCCAATAACGTACACCTGCATCTACTTTCAAGTATATTGCTTCAAATTGGGTTGGTTTGTTGATTATCAATTTCATATCCTTAATATTTAATGTTGTATTTTCTCCTTTCAAATTGTGGGACATACCCCTTACAAGGGGTGTTCCCGTCAAGTAAGACCGATTCCGGCCTTACAGTTTCCCCATCTTTTTTAGACGGGTCTTTCCAATGCTTTTGTCGTTGATGACAGAGGCAATGTCTTTTAAAGCAAGCCTCATTGAGGCAGTATTTAAGATCTCTCATTATCGTATATCTTATAGGTTTCCAGCTTCTTGACCTCCTTTTTAAGGAGTCTGGCCGCATCCATGTATTTGACGCTGCCATAAGGAGCGGTAATAATAATGTTTGCATGCCTCACGATCTTATTGATAAGGTAATTTGGAGGCCTGTCGCTTTTTCTCATGACTAAAAATTAGATAGGTTTCTCATGAAATCGTATTCTGATATCCCCCGAAGGAATACCGAGAAAAGCACGTCCTTCACACGCTCGTAGAGATCCATGAACTCGGCCTCGTCCATCTTGTCGAAGGCTATCGACTTCGGGATCTCTATCCATTCCTTACGTGATATACTATAGGCCGTATCGCAATGCCCGGCGGCGATCTCTACAGTCTTCCGGAAGCACTCCACGCTCTCCTTGAAATGCGCCGTGGTCTTCTCGTTCTGGTAAGACCATGCGCAATTTATCAAGGCGAAATACTTCCTATGGAAATCTATGTTCCGTGCCAGCGTTATCTTGGCCTTGTAGATCTTGCCTAGCTTGAGCTTTTTCTTCTCGTCATAGTCGGAATCATAGCATGGCCTCAATCCGCTGGCGGTGTTGAGCAAGTATAGTTCCATGATTAAAAGGGGAGATCCGAATCATCGACCGATGGGGCGTTGTTGATATCCTCCGGTGAGGGGATGTTGTTCTTGAACGTGGATTCCATCAAGTCACCTATGCCGTAATAAACACCTTCCTTTCGCTCCTCTTTCCTTGGGGCGCAAGACACATAATGCGTATAGGTGCGGTTGTCGAACGTGACAGGCTCTTTTTTCTCCCCGATCGAGATATTGAGGAAGATCTTCTCTCCCTTGGCCGTCATTACTTTTTTCATCAACTCCTTCGGTATGTCGCTCAAGCAGATTGAGCCGTATAAATTCGCCATAATGTTTATGATTTTAAATTTTAGATTTATAAGCGGGGCGGTCGGTTATTCGCTACGGCGGGGATAACCACCGTCCCGTAGCCACGGCATGCGTGGATTATTTTTTGTTGAATGTTATAGAGTATGACATCTTAGCCATCCTTATCGCCGGATGGATCGTGTATATCTCCCCGGTCTCGTCATCAACGACCGTGGTATTATCCGGCACCGTCTTCAGGAACGCCTCCCGTTCTTTTATCTTGGCATCGAGAAGCATCCTTTCCTCGATCAGCCTAGCGTAGACCGGATCATTGCAATTGGAGTGGTCGTAGGATACGCCTGTCTCCTTTATCTTGACCGTGGCCCCGTTCCAAGAGCGCTCCTTCCCGTATTTCTCGATCTCGGAAAGGACGGCGTCCTTCATCCGGTCATCGTCCAGCGTCCTCTTGATGGTCTCTTGCATCGCCTTTAACTTGACGACGTGTGATACGGGATCTACCTCTCCTTCTAGTACCGGGTTCAAAAGGTCTACTGATAAAGCCTCGATATCGCTTTTCGTTAGCGGGGTCTTGCCGCTTAGCTCTAGTTCTTTGCTCATGACAGGTTATTGTTTATTTTATAGTTGTTATATATCTCTACGAAAGAATCCATCTCTACCTTTCCTATAATGTAAGCATTGCTGATAACGCTTTCTACGGAGAATGGCTGGTTGGCCTCCTTGGCTATCTTCTCTTTATTGTATAGCCACTCCGATATGGATTTCATTGCGCTCTCATTGTTTAGATGATCTCTCGTAAGCTCTTTCTTTACTCTGGAGTTTGCCGTTTTTTTAGGCTGCTCCTTAGGCTGCTCCTTTTGGGCGGAATTACCGCTCGCTATGTTAGCGTCCTCGTCATCGTCAGCCACGATGCCTAGGATGGCGCAAAAGGCGTATCTCTTGGCGTACGTGATGGCCGATCCGATGGATTGAGCGTTCGCCGTATTAGATGGCATCCTTACCTTGGACGATATCCATTGACCGGAGGAATGAAGCAGTATGGTACGGATAGAGTAATCATCCTCTATTAGCTGACATACAGCAAGTTCGTTTTCAGCTAATGGTTGTTTCGCCGCCCTTTTGCATTCGGATAGGTCTGCGTATTTAAACTTGTACTTTCCTCCCATTTTAGTTTCTACCTCAACCTCGGAATTGAGGCTTGGTTGCTCTAGCGATCCTTGGAACTTGGCCAACGCTATCGCTAATTTGTCAATCTCTTCTGATTTGTCCATGTTATCGTGTATTTAAATTCGTCAGCCTCCGGGAGTCGAACCCGGACTAAGACCATCGGCCGCCCTGCCCTTATTACCGTGTCCCTTTCCACCGGGCCAATGATATCGTCATGGCCTACCACTTGTCTAGGATATCGGTTGCCGGTCTGGGGCGGGGTTGCACCTCGTAAGGGCAGGTTTACCAATTATAAGAATCAAACAGGAACCTAAGCTCTTCCATGCTCTCCTCATATTCCTCGTTGTCCTCCTCCCCGTCGTACTCCGGTTCGCCGTCGGGGTCTTTGATGTAGATGTCTCTCATGCGATCCTCCGATAAGCAATGCCTTGGGACTATTGTATTTCTTTAAATACCCCTCCAGCTAATTTGTAATATGTATCCGCCTTTATCTTCTCCCCATCAACAAATTCCGTTTTTACGCAAACGGGGATATATCTTTGCTTTTTATCAGAATAAGACCATTCGGATAATGTTATCCATGATCCTTTTGAGGCTTTTGCTACAGAGTTAATACCTGCGCACATGATGACACAGCCTTCGCCTGTGCTGTCTATCTTGGCATCGTTGCCGGATGATCCTATCTTGGCATCGTT